CATTGAGCGAGAATGTAGAGCCTTTTGTGAAGGTTATCTTTGTTCCACTCTTCGACACGCTAGTTACGGCATTGCCTGAGCCTGTGGTTTCAATGCTTGTTGCGCTACCACCCTCCAAGCTGGAGATACGAGAATCAAGAGCCTTGATGGAGTAGGCAGAGGCAATCTCACTCAGCGATTCTGATGCAAGCTTCAAGGCATCTGCATAGCTCTTTACACTACCATTCAACCCACCACCACCTGACGAGCCACTACCTTCACCATAGGCGGTAATGCCACCAGTAGCATAGAAGTTTGCCACCTCGTTAGTCGTAGTGTTCGTAATCTTCAACGCCTTGTTGGTTGCATCATACTCCAACTTGATGTTACCGATAGAGATATACTTTCCACTAGGCACGATGATGCTTCCGCTTATGTTGGCTGTTCCGTCAAAGCTGTTACCCCAAAGTTTACGTGCGTTGGTCAGCTTGATGGCGGACTTCGCCGAGCCATTCGTGAAGTAGCCTTGCAAGGTTGTTATGTTCGCCTTGTTTGTGGCAATGTTTGTAGCATTTGCACCCTCCGCCTTCTTTGCCCTGTTAGTTTCGTCCGTGATAGACTTGTTGATACCACTAAGTATGCTATCCAATGAATCTGTCTGCGCAATGCCAGCAAGGAAATCCACAACCTCATTCCACTTGTTGATAACACCATCAGCAGTTTCCTCATCGGTAGTCATTAGCTTGTACCAATTGTAAGCAGAATCCCATTGCCCTTGCTTTGATGTCGTAGGGATGGAATAACCCGAAGTCAAGCTTATGGCGAAAGTTCCACTTGTTGTGATTTCCTTTGTCGTACCAAGAGACAATCCAGTTGGCAAAGTTAGCTTAACCGATGTTACCGTTCCCTTGTTTGTGGTGTAGCCGCTATCATTCGTAAGTTGAGAAACCTTGGTGATACGGTCTGTAATATCCACCCACTTGTGCGTGTGTGCGCTAGGAGTGAAAGTAGAAGGTTTTCCTGTGATGTTTGCCCAATCCAAGCTAAGACCACCAAGTTCAGAACTGATGTTGTCGATTCGATTGCTGAGAGCCTTGATGGCATAAGCGTTAGGAATGCTTGCCAAGTCATTGTCTGTATACGTGCCTTTGATGATGTCTGTGTAGCTCTTCACGCTTGCGACCAAGCCACCGCCACCACCATTGTTAGTACCATCGCCGTATGCGCTCATTCCACCTGTGGAATACACATTGCCGTCAATCTTCAAAGCACCATTTACCACACTGAGGGTAATACTACCTAATTTAAGCTTTCCCTCTACCAACAAATCATTGCTTACGCTGAGTGTCGTAAAAGGAGCTTGCGGAGTCAAAGCCACAAGGTCTTTTATGTTAGTGCCATTGCTACCGCTCTTCCATGTAGGCTCAAAGAATGCAAGGTATGCGCCAAGATTCTTCTCGCTGATGATAAATGATGTAGGGTCAGCGTGAACCTTTCCGTCCACGTCCCACCAGATTGCACCATTTGCGAGATAGCCCGAACCGTCAAAGCGAACGAGGGAAGTAGCAGGAGTAAGGCTTCCGCTATTGTAGTCCTTATCCACCATCTGACCACCCCACCAAGTTGCGATGCTCTTCTTTCCTCTGTTCGTGTCTATCGCTCCGTTGATACCGCTCTGAACGTTTCCGTCTCCGTCTCTCAGCGCAAGGAGCGTTGTCATTACAAGACCGCCATCAATATCTGTTGTCTGACCGAGTGCGTCCTTGATATACTTGTAGCCTGCAAGGTCGGTAATATTCTGCTTCAAGTCGCCATATATCTTGCTAGTGATATAGGCGTTTGCCAAACCCAATTTGTCATAAAATGCGCTGTATGCTGACTGGAAGTTGGTGAACTTCGTTCCTACGGCTGAAACGATGGTAGCCTTTTTCTCAGTATTAGCCGCATTGTATCTTGCCGAAATATCTGAGAGATACGTAACGAGTTCCGTCTTGGCAGTCGTGAGGGTAGCGAAAGCGGTGTTGAGGTTGGTGAGTTCCTTGGTGCTCTTCAATACCTCTGCTCCCTTCACTTCATTGTACGACTTCTCGGCAGCTGCGAAAGCATCTTCAAGTCGCTTGGAATCCTGCGCCATAGCCGCAATCTCAGAAGGCTCTAGGTAGCCATCCGATACGTAGCTGTCGAAAGCCTTCTTGTTACTAGTGACGGTTTTACCGAGATTCGTAACGTTCGTCTGTGCGGTCTCTGCCGCCTTCTGCGCTTTCTCCGCCGCTGCCTTTGCTGCGTTTGCAACAGTATCATCTGTGTACTTAACCTTCTTTGTCCAATCGGCTGCACTAAATGAAGCATTGGTCTTTGTTGCCACGACAAGCTCGCCCTTAGAGTATGCCACACCACCGAGAGTATATGCTGCCTCCAAAATCCAAAGGTCACGCTCCTCATAGGATGCAGGTTTGCTTACATAGATACTGGATTTGCCATCTATCTTGTCGAAAACCTCGGTAGGTACGTCCTGCTTATCCCATTTCGTACCATTCCAGAAGAAAGTCTGGTTGTTGCTTGTGTTATACCACAAGTCGCCCTTGTGCTTCTTCTTGGCATCATCGGTAGTCCAGGATGTGCTCGGGTCGGTTGACTGATACCAAGTCTCAGCCTTCTTGTCGAGCTGGTCTTGTATTCCCGTCAAGCTCTCCTCTATGGTCTTGACGAATGCGTTGAGGTCAGAATCGTTTGCCTTCACCCATTCCGATGATGTAAAGCTGCCAGTAGTTCTACTCTTTATGCACACCATCAAAGTCTTGCCATCGTCTCCACCGCTAGCCCACAGGTCTCCCTCGTCATAAGGAACAGTAGGCTGAGAGGTGAAAACGGTACGCTTTCCATCTGCCGTGTCCTGCGCCTTACTCGCTGCGGTCATAGCAGTGTTGATGTCGTTATCCTTGATTCTCTCCCATGCCGTACCCGTCCATCGGTATGTGTACCCATTTGACGTATTGTAGAACAGGTCTCCTGCGTGCTGCGACTTCAATGTATCGGTAGTCCAATCGAAAGCAGGCTTATTCTGAGTAGTAGGAGCATAGTTATAGAACCAAGTCTCCACTTTTTCATCAAGCTGCTCCTTGTAGCTAGCCATATCGTTCTTGTACTCTTCCTTGAAGGTATTGAGGGCTGAATCATCGGTGTACTTGGAAGCCTTAGTCCAGTCAGCGATGGCAAATGACGAACCTTTTGCCTTGGCAGTCTGGCAGCGCAGGATTTCATTCTTGTAGATTCTTCCATCTGTAGGATAGGTAGCGTTTACCCAAATGTCGCCCAACTGATAAGGCGGAATAGGCTGGGCACTGAACACCTTCATCTTGCCGTCTGCGGTCTCCTGTGCCTTGCTTGCATCGGAAAGGGCTTTGGCGATGTCGGTATCTGCAATGATAGTCCACTTATAGGTGTTGCCATCCTTGGCAAAGCGGTATGCCTTGCCCGTCTTGTTGTCGTAATACAAGTCTCCAAGGTGGGTATCTTTATCCTTGTCAGTCGTCCAACTGCTTGCTGGCGCATTCTTCAAGGTAGGCACACCATCGTAAAACCACGTCTCGATAGCTCCGTCAACCTGATTCTGCAAATCAGTTATCACCTGCGAGTTCTTGATGAGATTGTTCACCTGCTCCTCTGTCAAGCCCTTTGCTGAGTTCTCCTTGATGTACTGAGACAATTCCTTGCCATCTACAGTGGATTTGGCTGAGATTTTGCCTTTAACAGATACCTGCTTGGCTGCGCTGTCATACTTGATGTAGCTACTACCCTCATAGCCATTCTCCTTAGTAGGTCGGTCGCCTACATACATATCGCCGTAAACATTGTAGAACGCCTTGTTGGTCTGCTTATTCACACCATATTCCACATATTCCTTGTTTGCAAAGGAGTAGCTGTTGATGCCGTGATAGAGGCTGACGGATGGCGAATAGGTATCTACCGCCGAGAAGATAAGGCAGTTCTGACGCTCTACATCGGTTCTATTACCGCACTGCGACAACACATCACCTTTAGCAGGAACATCGCTTGCCGTAGCGCAATCGGTATCCGAGAGGTCGATGTAATGATACTTTTTTCCTTCCAACTCCACAGGTTCCTCGTCACGACCGATTACCAATCGCCAGTAAAAATGATTACCCACCTTGTGATAAGTGCCCTTGCGAACGTTGAATGACTCAGAGCGCACTTGGTCTCCAATAGCGAAATCATTATCCACGGCATCGCCTTCCTGCTCTGCTAAGAAATAGCAACGATAAGCCTTCTGTGACACATTATTATATGTCACAGTAACCTCTTCCACCTTATGAGCCACAACACCACCAGCAGGAGAGATTATCTCCTTACCACCGATGGTGGAGGTTTTCTTGATAACCAGTTCCTCGAAGATAGCCTTCATTCTCACCTCCAGGTAGTCGGTAATAAGATGAGAGCGACCTTCTGTATCGGGAGTCCACGAGCCTCCGTTCTCATTATTGAAGTTACCGACAAGCAATCCACTTAAAAGCTTCTGCACCTTTTCCCAAGTGATAGTACCCTTGGCGGTGTCATCGTTTATCTTTGAGATGAAGTGCTTGCTTCCCTCTGTTGCGACCTGATTCTTAACCTGTGTAGTTGTTAATCCTGCACCTGTTCCACCATTTCCGTTTTGAAGAGACGAGATCTGCTGCTGAATCTTCTGAATGGTTCCAACCTCCTTGTCCTCGCGAAGTGTTATGTCGTATGTCGGAATCTTGCCATCTTCTTCCTTGATCGTGAGCTGGTCGATAGAGATGATTCCTTCGATATTGAGGTCTGTATCATTGAAGTTCATCAGGCCGCCAGCTTTGAGCGTATCATGAAGACTCTTTATGGTTCCGGTTTCGTCTGCCTGCGCTTTATCGTGCTGTCTCGCCATAAAAAGCTCGTCAACCTTAGGCTGATAGACATACCTTGTGTAGTCATTCTTGTCAAGGAGCGCAATAGCATACTTAAGGAGCTTCAATGATGCGGCTTTCACATACGAATCAGGAAGAGTGATTCCGGAAAGAACGAAATGGTCGCCATTCTTGATAGGGTAGTCTTTGTATGGGAACCACAGCTCAAGAGCATCATCCTTGCTCCTCTCAATAGTAAGTCTCCATCTACCATCAACCTTGGTTGAGGATGCCACTTTGAATGTTCGTCCGCCGCACATACCATCCTTCATAGAGATAGAGAAGTCATCATCCTTAAGGTCGTTGATATCGAAGTCGATAGCCTTATTGAGGTATATATCAACATTCTTTACTGTTTCGTTGTCGCCAAACCTTCCGTCGTCATCAGGAGCAACACCCTCATCAATCTCATCCACACGTACGCCACCGATTTCCATTTCCTCGATAGTAGGGTAGATTTCAATAACTCCATTCGTCTTATCATCAGTATCAAAGAACTGCGATGCCGAACGGAGTCCAATCTCCTCTATATTGAGAGAATCGATGTATGGTCTATATGGATCAGTAGAGAATTTATGCAGTTTCCCGGTTGGATTCACATACTTCTTTTCCTGTTCAGTAAGCGAGTCGTAGAAATCACTCAGAGATACGTGAGGAAATCCTGGCAGCATAAGCCTGTTGATGGACATATTATTCGGAAGATTCTTTGCGTACTCCTTCATGGACGAAGGAACGACCTTCTTATTGAGACCGGACATAATGTACATCTTGGTGTTCCCTGCCTTAACCTGCGAAATGAATGTATCAAGCTTCTCCTTTGATTCCTCATCTCCGGTGTCAGTCTGTGTTCCCTTTAACTCGGAGTAGAACCTGCATTTGCCAGAGCTGCCAGACTGTGTTACATAACCGGTAATTGTAGTCTGAAAATCGAACGTTACCTGAAGGACCCATCCGAAAGACTGTTCCTGAGACTCTCCGGAAACGACGTACTTTCTCTTATTCTTGAAATATGTCTCGATATAGTCGACATCCAGTTCAAGCTCGACATTTGTGCTAGCTGTAACCACTTTCGTGATATTCGCCACGTACTTGACACCGAGGTCCGCATAGTAATGAGAAGGAAGATTCTTCTCCGAACCATAAGCTCTCAGTCTCGTAATGACACTCTGATCAGAATCTGCGTTCTGCACAATCTCGTAGAGCCCCTTGCCGAGACCATAGGAGAAGATGTGTCCGGCTTCTATTCCGGTAGTACCGACATAGATGTTTCTTCCTCTGACTATGAAGTTTACGTTCCACTTCTCATTCACGAGCGCAAGAGCCTCCCAGCATGTCTTCGAGTCAATAGTGATGGACATTGATTCGATGACGTTATCGCTTGTCCCTTCGCCGTACATTGACAACCATTCGCTCACAAGGCATCCACGCTGCACGGAACGCTCCTTGTTTCGTGAGTAAATCTTCCAGAGACCTGCACCAATCTGCTCGTCGAGGTTTGCCTGTATCCTGTCGAGCAAATCGTCCAGAGTCTGTACGAAGAATGGAAATTTCGGTAGGGCAGTGTAGTGGAGTTCGTTGTCGTTCAATACCACATCAAGGAATTCAGCCCTAGCAAGCTCATCCTGCAAGGCATTGAACTTTACGCTGTCATACACGAAGCCCTCACCGTAGGTGTTAGGTCTTGCCTGCTTGTCCTTGCCCGGCTCGTAGTTGAGTTCGAACCGCTCGTTACGATAGATGATATAGTCGCCTATCTGAAAGTTGATAGGCACTTCATGCTTGAAGTTGATAGTCAAAAAGCACTCACCCATCCAGGAATCGGAGTATTCCAATCCGTGAACGGTTATCTGCTCTCCGTTAACGTCTGTCAGCTTCGAGCCGTCCTTATGATAAATATTCCAAGTACTCATGTGTCTGTGTTATCCTAAATTTGAAATCCTGCCATGCGCATCCATAATTGGCTTGATGTCAGTAACAGGGTCGTTAATCTTGAAAGTAATAGAGAGGACTAGCAAGTCCTCACTGCCCGGATATCTGTACAGGTCCGGATCAATGCTCTTCAGTCTCACATGCTGCCTTCCAATCTTATTAAAGTCGCAGTACATTTTCATCATGCCAGACTTGCGGAGATAGTCAATGAAAGCCTTACACTTCTCGTTTGCGCCGAAGGCATCACCCTTAAACAGGAACTTGACCTTGTTCTCGTATGCCGCCATATAGAGACCATCCTTGCCAATGTACTCATCGTCGCCATGCTCGTCGTGCCATTCCCTTTTCACGGGTTCCTTGACAGAATCGCAAGGCTTGAACGGACTCTCGCTAACGTACATACCGAAGTCGGCGATGGAGTCCTTCACCTCATTCCCATCGCCTTCCTTCTGCATGTATATCCTGAAATGTTCTTTCATACCTTAAATCAACTTTTTATAATTGCAAATATACAAAATAATGCATAAACATGCAAGAATATACGCATAAATATGCGTTAATTGAACTTAAAATCGTGTCTATCCCTGATATTGACTGGTCCGGTAGCTTTCACGACAGTTCCTCCGTATTGGTAGACGAAGCACTTTGCGGTATCTTCGCATTCAACATGAAGCTCCGCACCATCTAACAGATTGACAAACACCCTGGAGAATCCCTTAACCTTCAGGTAAAGTGAAGAGTTGTGCCTTACGTATATCTCTCCACTGTCCATCCAGTCATAGTTGATGTTTGCTACACACTCTCCATTGAGGATGACAATCTTTGGGTTTTGCAGGTCAACGTTCTCGTCAACATACACACCATGATCGTGAATGACATCACCAAAGTACTTCTTCATATCCTTGGTCGAAGGCCAGTTCTTTCCGATACAGAAGTCAATACCCTTAACAAACTTCTCGACCATCTCATGCTTGGATGAGTTGTCGTGCCACTCGGCGGTCCACTGAGCGCAAAGACCCAGTGAAACCGCCTCGTTCTTCATTCTGTCTGATAAATTATTCTTCCTAAACATAACTGAATATTATTTAATCCTCAAACTCCTTGCTCCGGTTTCCTTTGTAACCGAACGCATCCAGGAATACATATCGTCAAGCATTCTGTTTCTGTACTCTGCAAGAGAAACAAGCTGATTCATGGCAGTTAGTTGTGATCTTGCAATCACATTAAGCTCTGGAACCGATTTCACGGCATCAGATATCAACTTTATGTTTTCCCTATCAACAGAAACATTGAGACGTATGTCGTTTACGTAGCTGCAAAGCAGATCGGCTGTCTCCTCTGTGATACTCTTAACAGAGTTGGTAGCAGAGGAACTTCCGTCCTCTCTCATGTCAAATCCGTTATTCTTCATTGCATCAAAGAGCCCGGTTATTTGGGGAGTTACCTTTTCTCCAACTTCGTTGAGAATCTTTGCAAACGTATCCATATCTGTCTCGTCAAGCTGACCCTTTTTGTCAAGAACAGATGTGAGCCATTCGAGAGGTTTTTCGAGAGCCTTTTCCATGATTTTCTGCGTAACGATATTCTTTACCACATCGCGAACCATTTCCTTGACTTTCTTCTTGTAAGCATCTACAGCATCCTCACCTTTAGCCCATGCACTCACAATGGTGTCAGTAAGTGTGCTTGCCCAGCTCTTCATATCGATAGAGTAAACGTCTTTAAGGAAGTCCTGTGCGAACGTCTTAATCTGCAACTCCATCTCCTTGATTTGCTGGTCGTAGTCGGCGAGTTTATCCTTATCCGTCTTTTTCTTGTCATCCTCGGCTTGCCTCTGCTTCCTCAATTCGTCTTCCTGAGCGTGGAGCAGGGCGAGCTGATCTGCGTATGCGGAAGGATTCGTCTCTGTCTTCATCACAGCATCATAGGTCTCCTTGCTGTAGTTACTGAAGTTGTGACCTCCAAAGAAATTCTTTCCAATATCGGTCTTAGAGAAAGCATCCCAAGCCTTATAGTCATTCTTGACATCTTTAAGCTTGTTTGCTGTATCTGAAGACCTATCGTAAGAATAGATTCCACCGAGCGTCTTTTCGATAACAGAACTGATATTGCTAGATAGGTTCTTCAATTCATTCAGCTGTCTCTCTGCGAGCTTTATCTGTCTGTCGAGCTTAGCATCATGAGCCTTTGCAAACGCCTTAATAGGTGAGGTAAATATGCCGGTGACGCCGGCAAGAATACCACCAACGTTGCCGGACTCCGCACTTGTTACCACCTTAGATAATGAGCTTGACATGCCGGAGAATGTCTCGAAGAACGCAGAAGCATCCTGCCATCCGTCAGACTCGGTATCAACGCCGAGAAGAGAAGCTGTCTCCTTGATGTCATTGAACGCTTCGAACATTCCCTGTACATTCTGGTCGATAATGCTTACTACGTTAGCAAACTTATCAAGAGATTCTTTCGCCTTTGTTCCATCCTTAAACAGAATCTCAGCAGCCTTCATCATAGCCTTTCCACTGGCAATCATGCTGTCACCACGCTTGATGAAGTTTGGGTCTCCCATTTTGAGACCAAGTTCACGAACCTTCTTGCCTTCAGCAATTTTACTTGCTGCGATGGTCATCTGCTCGCTGGCATCAGAAATCTTCTGCTCAGCCATTCCCTTTAGACCTCCATTGAAGAAAGTCTTCTTTGGACTCGTCAGCTTCGATAACTGCTCATCAAGCTGTTTGATTTCCTTGGCGTACTCTCTCGCATCGATAGCTCCGTTTTGCAGAGCCTCGTTGATATTCTGTCTGATTCTAGTCCCGATAGCCTGAGCCTTATCCATACCGAGAGAAACGATAGCTCCGTAGAAATTGAGATAATCAGAGGAGTTCTTGAACTTGTCAAGCTTAACCTGACCAATCTCCTTGTCTCTCTGAATCTCGTATCTTGCCTTAATACCAGGATCATTCGTCTTCTTGATAAGTTTATCGTAATCCTGTCGAATCTTAAGAATCTTGTCCTCGTAATCTTCTGTCTTCTCGATGATATCGGCGGCATCTTGCAAAGACTTAACATAATTACCACGGAGGAGTTCTGTAATCTTTTTCCACTCTTCGTACTGATTTGGTAGCTTAAGCTTTTCCTTAGCTTCTCCGTCAGTCATGCTGAGAGAATCCTGAAGATTGAATATCTCATGGTAGTGAGCGTAATACTCGTCCATAAGAGATTGTACCTTGTCATCCATCTGGAATGCGTCAACCCATGCCGACTCAGCAAAGAATTTGCTACCAGTTTTTTCAAGAAGAATCTTATACAAATCCCATCGCTCAGACAGTTTGTTCATAGACTCGCTGAAATCAGCCGCCTTCTTTTCATACTCCTTTTTATCCTTCTCATCGAAGAGCCACTCTGCGACCTCGCGATAGATGGATGTCTGGAACTTCTTTCTCTCTGTGGTATTTATGCTGAATCCTTCAAGGAGAGAATGAACAGCCTTCTGATAGTCGTCAAGATTAAGACCGGTAACCTCTGGGAAGATATTGTAAGTCTTCTTCTTTGCCTCTTCATCAGACATTATGCTCTTGTACTTCTGGTACATCTGCCTTGCAGACTTCAAGCTACTGAGTCTTTCCTGTAGGCGTTTAAGTTCTGCGTCTTCTTCGCGACCATTCCTGTTTTTGCCTTTCCCAAAGTTACCAGTAACCTTGTTCTTTCCAAGATCGTCAGAGATGTAACCTGCGTCAGCGATAGCTTTCCACAAATCGTACTTGTGTTTAGCATTCTTGTACTCAGAAGAATTCTTGCTTACTTTTCCATTGACTATCGTATCAAGTTCGTTTCTCGCAGCCTTGAGCTCCTTACGAATATTCTCACCTGTGGTCTCGAAAGACTGGTCTTGTACTTGCCTTAACGCATTGTCAACCTCTCTTGTCCAAAACTTACCTTTCTTTTTACTTCCGGTGAAAGTCCCGTTCTTGTGAAGTCTTTGTCTTATGATCTCAGAGAAAGGTGTGTTTACGCCAGAGTTGTACGAAGGCTTTCCTTGCTTTCCGTTACCACTGTCGCCTGGCCAAAAGTCCATATCCATGAGCTTACTAATAGCCGAATGAAAATAATACAAGATGGTTTTACTTGTAATATTTGCCTTCTGGGCCATCTTATCCATCATACTGGCGAAAATCTCAGGGTTTCGTTTTGCCCACGTGCGGAATTGATCTTGAGACAATCCGAGCTGTTTTCTGACGGACTCAAGTCCTCTCGGCACGTCGTCATACATTATTTCGGACACATCATCGCTAGAATCCTTCGCTCTTTCCGCAAGTTCCTTTAACCAGCTTTCTGTCTCCTTGCTTCCATTTGCGAACTTGTCGACAAATTTTTCCCAATCATCTCCGCCAATAGCCGCAAGCATCCTAATCTGCTCAGTAAGAGGCAGACCCTTGATTTGGTTTGCTAGCTCTTCGTTGTTTTCCATCAAAGACCGGATAAAATCCTCCATTTTTGCCTTTGTACTAGAGTCGAGCTCGTCGAACATCACCTGGAACTTAGACAGAGATTCTTGTGCTTGCTCCACATTCTTTGCAATATCATCGTTCGTGAGTCCATTCAACCACTGTAACCATTGTGGAGTATCAGCTCCGATCATATCGAATAGGTTGTCGCTAACAAGACCTGTTGCTGAAGTTGCGTTATTCGTTATAACTCCATATTTATCAGCTAAGCCATCATTTGCTTTTTTCGCATCCTCAATTTTTTCTTTGAGTATGTCGTATTGTTTTGACAGGCTTCCTGCGCTTTCAACCTGCTGCTTGATAGAATCCGTGTAGTCATCTGAACTTTTCAGAATCTCCTTCATCGAGTCAACTTGCAAAGAAAGGTTGGACGCGTCTTTTGGGCCTAATTCAGACAGAAAATCTCCGTAACTTTTGGATTTCTGCTTAGCTCCATCAATCAACGTCTTTTCTTCTTCCTTTACTCGACTTGACCATTGATTGTACCCCATCAACAATGAAGTGATAGCTGTAATGCCGATCCCCCACCAGCCACCGATGGCGTTGACAAATCCTCCAATCTTTGAAGTTGTCATGCTCCATACGGCAGACATTCTGCCTCCATTCAAGATGATTTGCTCTTGTTTGGCGGTTATTTGTCCCATCAATGCGAGCTGTCTAATTATCTCCTTTGAAACCAAGCCCTCCTTGACTGCTCTTTGCATCTGCAATACGGACATTCTTCCTTCGAGTGCAGCCCTATTGTAGCTAGCGACAAGCGATTGCTTTTCCGACAGAATAGCAGCTCTCTTAAACACATTCTGCTGGGCAATCTTCTGCGTAATCTCTCCTTCTACAACACGTTTCTGCTGTTCGATAGCATAAGACTTTAACTGGGCATTCATCTGCTGAGTATAACTCTTAGCAAGTGATCCAATACCCATCTTAGAATAAGCCATACCGCCGAGCTTCCTTGCAGCAAACACCGCTCCGAATGAAAGAAGGGCAGGAGACAGCTTGTCCAAAGCTAACACAAGGTCGGTTACTCTATTTATGATGAACGAAAAAGTACCTCCGACGATATTCTTGCCTTCTGCGAACTTTCCTAGCATAATATCCCAGGCATCAATGAGCTTGTTCCAGCGACCAAGCAATGTCTCTGATAAGACGAACTGCATATTGTAGAACTGACCGCCTTCATCCGTCATCTTCCAAAGCACTTTCTGGACATCCTCAAAGCTTACTTGTCTAGCAGTAATCATCTTCTTGACATCTGCCTGGGTATAATTGTTCCTTCCGTTCTTTCCTTCTGAATTGTAAAGCTCCGTAATTTTCTGTAAGAGTGGAAGTCCAGCGTAAGCAAACTGGCGCAATTCCTTGCCATCGAGCCAAGAGCGAGCCTTTACCTGGCCGAATGCCAAGCCCAATCGTCCGAAGTCTACGCCAAGACCAGATGCTATATCCGCAAGTCGCTTAGTTGTATCGTACAAGTCATTCGCCTCAACTCCGAATGCGGCCAACTGCTTAACATCGCGGTTCAGCTCTCCAAACTTGAACGGAGACTGCAATGCGAGCTGCTGAGTCTGAGCGAATAATTCGTCAGCCTTCTGCACATCTCCAATGATAGAGCGCAACGCTACATGCTGCTGAACAATCTCACCACCGGTCTGTACGATTGAATTAAAGAATTGCTGCGCACCAAAGACAATACCTCCCTGCAAGAAGAGAGATTTGATGTCTCCGACTATGGATTGCATCTTCTTCGCTTCAGCGTTTGCTCCGGCGAATGCTGCTGCGAGATCGTTTCGTACCTTTGCGGCAGATAGAGCTATTTCCTGCTGATGTTTTCTCTCCAGATCTACAGCCTTTTGTTTTTGGCTAATAGCGGATTCCATACTTCTAATAAGAGGAGAATAGTCGCTTGTTCCTCGTCCCATTGAGAATAAATCTCTTATAGAATACCCACTAAGATTAGCCATAGCTCCTCGAAGAGTATTAAGCTCGCTTGTTATTTGCGAAAAAGCAGCCCTAATACGAGCCAAATCTTCTGTAGATAATGTATTCTTGCCGCTACCAAACAACCCTTGCAGTTGTATTCTTTGTGCTTCGAGTTCCTTAACTCTATCACGTACAAGGGATTCTGCCTGTTTCCTAGATACTGAAATTGCTTCTCTTCTAGCCTGGTTAGTTCGCTCCGTCGCTTCTCTTAGCCTATTTTCGGCAGCAATCATTTCTTCATTACGGCGTACGATAGCATTTCGCAACTCAGCGAGTTCTCTTTCCCTGACAGCTAACTCCTGTGCAGCCTGCGCTTCATTTTTCATCGCAACAAAGTTACCGTGCTCGGTTGACTGTCTGTCTCGCTCCAAAATCGCGGATTTCAGTTGCTGCATTTCCCTGTAACGCTCATTAAGTTCTTGCGCCTGTTTCGATTCGTTAACAAGCGTCACGAAAGCCCCTTGAGCTTCCATTTCCTTGTCGCGTCTTAAGATATCTTCTTTTAACTTGGCAAGTTCATTGTATCTATTTGTTAAATCAAGTGCAGCCTGCGCTTCATTTTTCATCGCAACAAAGTTACCGTGCTCGGATTGTTCCTTGTCTCTACGAAGAATGTCTGCTTTTAGTTCCGATAACTCCTTCAGTCTTTTGCTGAGATTTGCAGTTTCCTGAGCCTGAATGCCCATTTGGGCCGCTATATTTTTAAAATCCTCAGCGATTTCTTTGCTATTCTCTCTATTAAAGTTCTTAAATAACTTCTCAGCAGACTTTCTTCCGGACTCAGTTTTTAGATCCAACTCCGAAAGTGCTTCTGAAATTTCTTTCAGTTTTGACCTAACATTGCTGTCTTTAATGTTTAAGTCAAACCACAAGTCACCTAAATTTCCACCTGCCATATCCTGAATATTTTAAAATTAGAGTTTATTGTTTAAGTAATCAGCAAGACTTATCTTCTTGCCGATGAGGCTTCCCTCATTCTTCTTTTTCTCCATCCACCTGTCGTAGAGGTCATCCATCTCCTTCTTGGTATGCTTCTTTGGACCACCTTCCTTCTTGGTCTTAGGATAGACGACAAGAGGCTGGTCTGCAACCATGAGGTCAATCTGTGCCGATGAATAGCCCCACCAGTAGTCGTAGGCCGCGATGAAGTACTTACGCTGAAAGAGGAAACCGAACTTCTCTGCTAGCGAGAAGGCTGCTCCCCAGCTGGTTCTGCTTGGATAGCTTTTGCTTCGCTCCTCGTCATCGTCATCATAACGTCCGTCATCCCGGTCGCTAATATGGTAGCCAGTGAGAATGCGTTCGATGGAATTTTTTTTTTAGAAACATCGAGGACCCTCAGAACCTCGGCCACATCCACATCCTTGATGTAGTAGAGCCAACGCCAGTAGATCCAATACAGGAATCGAATCTTCCAGATGTTGTTGAGGAGGATGCAGACGCAAATCTTGACGTTGCGTTTCCATTCGTTCTTCTCCTTAGCCCTGATATGAGAACACCTGCTCATGGTTCCCTTGCGAAGCCAGCCGAGTTTGTGCTTCTTTCCACGGAACACGAACTCGGTAGGCTCGTCGTGCAGTACGCTGTCGAGCAACTCCTGTAAGTCCACCGAAGGCTGCTCAATTTTCTTTTCTTCTGCCATGATTGTATGCTATTAAAAATGAGATAGGGCGGCACGGCTGTTGACTAGCCGTGCCGCCCTACGGTTTGTTATCCTGAATCTAATTACCTAAAGAAGCCTTACACGTCGCCAGTTGTTGTGCCCTTAGTAAGCCAAGCGATACTGCGCTTACCTGCACCCTCGATAGAACCAGAGAACTTGAATGCAACCGGCTCTGTACCTGAGTTGTCCCACTGCAAGGTAGCGTAGAGAGCGATATTGGTGATAACCATGAGGTTTTCCTTCTCGTCATCAACGATGACGATAGTACCCTTGATCTTGAACTTCTTAGGCTCAACAGCAATACCTGTAAAGCCGGTAGTAGCGTCGAGAGTAGCATCGCCAGTACCCTTCAGAGTAACCTTGGTCAGCTCTGTGATAGCGTCCTCGCCGAACATAATTGTCAGCAAGTCCTTTGCCTTTGAAGGAACAACGAACTCTACGTTGAAGTCGCCGAGCTCTGCGGTAGTTGCCCAGTCACCAGCCAGACCGATAACCTTGTAGTGGTTGATAGTTGGGTCATCCATGGTTGCCTTCAGAGAGTCAACTGTAACAGGAAGTTCAACCTCTGGGGTGATGTCAACTGTAGCCTTGCTCAAATCGGTAATAGCCTTTGAGTAGAGCAGAGTCTTAGGACCATTAAAAATGTCCTTCATCTTGTCAATAGTTGTCATAGCCATAATCTAAAATATTTTAAATTGTTATACCTGAATACTTATCTAGTACGTAACCTTCCCTGTATGATCGTCACGGAAAAACCTGCGCCGTCGTCAGCCTGGATAGCAACGTTCGGCCTGGTAACGATGATGTTGTCTGTGGAAATCGGGAATCTTTCGAGGACTGCCTTGACCTTCCCACTCATTTCTGAAGGACTGAAACCATTCGGATTCGCCGAGGAAGCCTTATCTCTTACATACACCTCTATCTGGATAGTGGTAGTATAGTCGTTGTAGGAGCCATCGTAGTTCATCTCGTTGTTCCTGATTGTGTACGGAGCACTTACGACGATGTAGCTACCTATTTTGGTATCTACAGCCTTAGGACGATTCCTGGGGTACACCTTGTCGCATATACCCTTTACGGCGTTCCCTAAGTCGAAATATATCTGCTTTATATCTACCATAGCTTACAGTTTGTTAAAAGTTGAACTATTGGCGTACACTACACAGGCATCGAACATATCTGGAAGAGACTCGTATGTGTTGTAAACTGTCTCGAAAATGCGGTTTTCCTTATCGAATACTGCATATTCAACAGGACATATCGCAACGAGTGCCCAGTCTTTCCCGGTAGATTTCACCTTTCCGATACGTCCGTATAGAAGGTTAGGACCCCACTGATGGCCACCACCTACAGAACCGGTGTAGCCTTTGTTTTCACCTCCGTCGTAGTAATATGGGAGGTTATACTTTTCTCCCTCAGCCAGGGTAACTCTCGTTGGAGCCTTTTCACCCTTTGAGGCGCGCACCATGTAAATGAGCTTGCCTTTGTAATACACTGCTGCATAGAACGAAGTATATGCGTTACCGGTGATATTGTAGAACGTCCTGTTCTCTTTGAAATAGTTGACGGTTCTGTGAGCAAGCTCCTGCATAATCGCAAGCATCTTGTCATACGCCAGCTTTTCAACCCTTGGCTTAATCTGATGCTCGAACTGCGCTCCAAGAGACAAACGCTTTCCGCTAAAGTATTTTACCATAACCTAAACCCTAGTGAGATTCCAGTAAACGACAGTCCTGTTATTGTCCGGCTCACAATCCTTAACCATACCTACCTCGGTATTGTTGCCGACAGTGGAGTAGATGGTGTCGCCGTCAAGAGGACATCTGTCAGCATCCCATTCGTCATATCTGACCGGAATCGATGCCTTCCTCTTGTTCTGGTCGACATTCTTGTCTCCCTCTGTAGTGGTATCGGTGTAGCTGCGGCCTTCGCCATAGTAGAGAATGATTTCCTTGTCCTCACCAACTGGAGCATCATCATCGGCGAACGGGTCATCAGGGTCGGCCTTTCCGACGACCTTCCTCACGATCTTGATGATGTGAGGGTATCTTGGGTTTCTGATGTTTTCCTTTTCCATACGCCTTATTTGATGATGTGAGGGAGAGGCTCTCCCCAAGGAGAATAATTCGCCCTCTTTACTCCGTTGGAGGTCACCCGGAAGGTGGACTTCTTCTTGAGCATCGAATCAGGCTCTAGCTCCGCATAGATAGCATTAGCCTCTGCCTTCATCTCGCTCCTGTCGTTGTCTGACATGTCGTAGCCACCTCCCGAATGAGTCCATCCGTTATCGGAGTCGGAGGTGTTGTTCACCTTGCTCGGACCAAGAACAAACCATTTCAGCATGTCGGCATAGGCAAGTCTTACCTTGTCCTTGTCGCAGGCTTTGAGGTCGATGCCATTTTCAAGCTCCCTGTCGTGCATGATGCCCAGCAGTGCCTTCATCGGCATCTCGAACTTCACCTTATTAATAAGGTAGTCGTTCACAGTGTAAATGTTCATCTCCGAATCCATAGTCATACAATCTAGTTACGTTAAAGAATTAACCCTTCTGGGTGATGTCGATAATCCAACGGTAAGGAGAATCGAGCATAGCAGGAACGGAAGCAAGGAACAAGTCTGTCTTGAACTCCTGGAACATACCGTTAGCGGTAACCATGTTACGGAGAAGACCGAGACCGTTGTTGGTCTGTGCCCATGCTACATCTACGAGCTTGTTGCCGAGGGCATCGAAGATTCGCTTGTCGAGAATCTCCTTGCGCATGAAACGCAATGGCTTGCCAGCAGGGCGAAGAACGACTGTTCCGTCTGCCCAACCACGAATCTCGGTAACGGTTCCATCGAAGCGCTTGTTGTGCTCAACCTCATCGACAATCTCGATAGGAGAAAGACCATTGAGGTCAACAACAGACTTCAGGAACATTGCGTTGTTCGGACCGTAGTTCTGCAATACTGCCACAAAGTTAGCGTTCGCCCAGCTCTTGTACAGCTCGGCAATCTGCTTGTTCTTCAAGAATACGTTGTTGTAGTCGTTCTTGGTCATCTGCCATACGAGAGGTACACTGCGGTACTCGATATTCTCATTGCGCCAATCCTCCTCAAACTTACGCATCTGTTCAAGCAAGTCGCAGTTTGCGTCGCTCCAGGCAAGCTTGCCTGCCTTCTTGAAGTTCTTTGCAGGAACCTTTGCGTCATACAGAGACTCCTGGATACCGCGACCAATCTTGTCGTAGTCGATGATACCCTTAGAACTCAACTGGGCTGACATGTAGTTCATAGTCATGTCAAGAGAGTCATACAATATCTGAACCTTGTCGAGATAAGCATCAACCAGGTCTGCATCGTTGCCGAACTCATCCCGGAGAAGCTGCATCTTGTGGTAACGCTCTGTCGCAGTCTCACGGAAGCCGTCAGCAGCGAAGTCTGGGATTGAAGCGGTATACCACTCAATACCCTCGTGGTCGTTCTGATAGCCCTCGCCGAGAGGAGCACGGAGGCTCATCAAGGTTGCAGGGTTCAATTTGCGAAGACGAACCTTGAAGGTTGCGTCGCCATTATTAGATGTAGGGGTGAGGTTTGGATCGATGTCACCCTGTGTCAGATACCAGCCGTTGTTACAGCGAAGTACGCCGTCGCGATTGATGAACTTCTGAAGGTAAGTGTTGTTGCCCTTACCAGTGAAGAACTTCGCAAGCTGCTCGACACCAATATCAATTTTTGCCATAATCCTGAATCAATCTTTTTACGTTATACAATAGGTTAAATATGCCAGAACTCTGGGTAGAGTGACTTGTTCATCGCCTTGACAGCAGGAGGAACAGGACCCATACGGTCAAGCCACATAACGCAGTCTGGATTCAACATACAGAAGTTGATGTTTGTACGAGGCTTGTGGTACTTGTCGCCTCCGGCATCGAAATAAGGGAAGTCATTGTCGTTCGGAGCAAAGCAGTTAGGGTTGGTCACCATAGGCAATACGGATTCGCCTGCACTTGCAGCCTCAACCAATACGTCACCTACCTTCAATGTGCCGAGAGCGGCAGAAAGAGTAACCTTCCAAACATCACCTGCGGTGTCGTCAGTCGTAGCCTCAACGGCAGAAACAGTCACACCCTTTGCTTTTGTCTTAAAGTCCTTCTGACCGATCATGATGGTATCGCCAGGGAACGGAATGTGAACGAATCCGTTACGAACGATATAGATGTCTGTGTCTGTAGCCGCAGTAGTAGCCTTTGCTACACCGTATGCCTTCAGAATCTTAATGGTAGCACCAGGACCTTCGTTGCCTGCTGTAAAGCCAAGGTCGTGCTCGATCAAGTCACCGGCATAAATCTTAGCCTGACCCTTGAATGGGTTGACAAGTTTACCACCAATAGGTGGGTGAACGAAGGCATTCTTGATGAGTGCCTCAAGGCCTGCAAACACGTATCGGGTTCCACCGACCTTACCTTCTGTCTGAACAATGGTTGCACCGTGGTTCAGCATACCACGAGTACCCATCTGTTCCATGTAGGAAATAGAAGTGTTGTCCATAATCTTTTTACATTTTTTAAATTGTTATCCTGAAATTACTTCTTGTCTTCACCGCCGCCATATCTCTTCTTGCGACGCGCGGCAACCTCATCCATGAACTTGTCGTCGTCAGTCGAGCTTCCGCCACCAGATGGTCGCTGTCCCTTTGCAGGAATGCCGTTTTCACCGGTAGCCTCCTTGTACTCTGCGGTGTAGATCTTTTCAGCCTTAGAAACCAGGTCGTCGATGTCGACATCTTCGTCCGGAATCTCCAGCTTTGCGATTGCAGCATTGAGGAAGTAGTTCTTCATTTCAAGGTTCGCCTTGTCGAACTTATCCTTCAAACCTGCCTTTACTGACTCGATGGTTGCCTTCCTTGCAGCCTTCTTGTCTCTTTCTGCGTTAGCTTCCTTGAGGGCTTTGATTTCTTTGAGAAGCTCGTCGTACTTGTCGTCAGAACCGGTTTTACCCTCTTCTTCCTCCTTGCGCTTGCGCTCCTCTTCCTCTTCCTTCTTCTTGCGTTCAGCTTCCTCCTTGCTCTTCTTAATCTCGTCAGAGACATTCTTGTGCAGGTTTCCGTCCATGCGCTTAAGGCGGTTTGCTAACTTGGTAACCAACTTGGCATTTGCAGCCTCATCGTCACCGAAATCTTCCAAAACATCATCAAGTTCTTCATTGATGGTCTTCTGGCTAAGTGATTTGAACTTGGTGGTATCAGCCTCCTTGTTCACTAATGCTAAGAGTTCTTCTCTTGTCATGTTGTTGTTTTATTAAAAATGTTATCCTTGAAGTAGTTCTTCCACTTCGAAAATGTATAAATATACGTTTTAATACCGCAAATATACGAATAATTATGCAATAATACGAAAATATTCTGTATTTTTGCGTATAAAATTGTATTTTTATGCAGAAAGATATTTATTCAGGATTAAAATTGGATAACGGGGAGCCAGTATATACGCAAGAGTATATCCAGTCTCTACGAGACACCGACAAGAAGCATCCCGACAAGCTGAAGATTATAGCTCAGCGTGGCGGACAGGAGCGTATGCTGTCTATAGACGCTGATATTAAGATAGTTGGCGGCTCTAGAGGTGGCTCAAAGTCCTTCTCTTCTCTCATGGAAGTTCTGAAGGATATCAAGAATCCAGACTTTCATGCGACCATCTTGCGAAACGAGAAAGATGACTTGCAGTCGTTGGTAACCGACTCTTATAAACTTTTCTCCCAATTTGGAACTTACAATAAGTCGCAAAACGATATGACCTGGAACTTCAATAACGGAGGATGGCTCAAATTCTCGTACTATGCTGGAGCCTATCAGGACTTCAAGACACGATTCCAGGGTCGCCAGTATGCCTATGTCTGCATCGATGAGGGTACTCAGTGCCCATACAAAAAGTTCAAGTACCTCTTGACCAACAATCGAAACGCAGCGCATATCCGAAACCGCTTCTGGATCACCTGTAACCCTGATCCGGAATCTTGGGTGAGAAAGTTCATTGACTGGTGGGTTGACGAGAACGGCTACATCATACCGGAGCGAGACGGAGTTATCCGCTACTGCTTCATGGATGGTGATACACCGGACTCAATCTACTGGGGTGACACAAGGGAAGAGGTGTACGAGCAGTGCAAGGGTATCATCGATAGTCTTTGGAAGGACAGCTACGAGGAGCTTGGATACACTAAGCTCGAAATGTTCATTAAGTCAGCAACGTTCATCCGTGCAGATGTATCAGAGAACATCAAGCTTATCTCCACCGATGCATCATATATCGCCAACCTTGCACAGCAGGATGAGGAACAGCGTATGCGAGACCTGGAGGCTAACTGGAACTGGAAAGCTGCCGGCGATGACATGATCAAGATGGAAGACCTTGATGAAATCTACGACAATGCAGAACAGATAGGAGATGGAAAACGCAGAGCTTCTGCCGATATTGCTTTCACCGGCGGCGATAACTTCGTGATGTGGCTCTGGGAAGGATGGCACTGCAAAGACTTGGTTGTGCTGAGGCTGGACCCTAAGACGCTCGTTTCTGTAGTTGAGGCCAAGCTGAGAGAGTGGGGTGTCGAGGAATGTAACTTCACTTACGATATGCAGGGTATCGGTCAGTATTTCAAGGGATTTTTCAAAGATGCCGTCCCATTCAACAACCAGGCAGCACCTATCGCTAGGAATCATCAGGAAGAAGAAGGAATCAAATACCTCTATAAGGATTTGAAGTCTCAGTGTGCGTGGTTATTCTATAAGATGATAAAGGAGAAGCAGATTTCCATCGACTGGGCCCTGCTTGAAAGAAAGTATTCAGGAAACGGATTTGACAAGGTTCCTCTCAGACAGATTCTTCAGAAGGAGCGTAAGATGCTCAGACGTGACGAGAATAGCGATGATAGGGGATTCAAGCTATTACCTAAGAAGATTGCCAAGAAATATGTCGGGCACTCGCCTGACTTCTTTGAATCTTGGTTCTATGTAATGATATTCAGTTTAACAAAAAAGAAAAATAAAAAGGTAAAAGGATTATGGATGCTATCAAGGTAACAAATTTCAGAAAGATTCTGGTAAAGAAGCCTTTCTTTGAACTCACGCCAAAGGGGTACATGACCCACGATGGCTATAGCAGGAACGAGGTGTCCGATAATGAAGACCCTCAGATGCCGCAAGATACATTGTACAGAGTGGTTAAGACTCAGAAGGACTTCCTTCGCGAGTTCTATCCTACGTCCCACAAAATTTTCGACAAGGATCTCTACCCTGACATCTGGAGAAAGAACCCGGAAGACGGGAAATGGTATGTCCAGGAGATTCAAAGAACGGCATTTGCTTTCCAGCAAGTTATTCATACGAAGCACGTTCTCCATATGACAGGTAACGATATTCAGTTTGAGCTTGCCGGTGATCCTGAGATGAAGAAACAGGAAGAGTATATTAATCTCCTTGCCAAGTTCAAGAAGGGATGGTATATGCACGATATGGAGATTCGTCACTATGAGGCTGTAAGTTCGTACATGAAGGTTGCTGAGGCTGCTGTAGTCGGATTCTTCGATAAAAACAAGAAATTCGGTACTCGCACATTGGCTTTCGATAGAGGAGACACATTGTATCCTCAGTTCGACCCTCTTACTGGTGAACTCGTTGTGTTTGCTCGCAAGTATTACGACTTCGACGAGGAAGGCAATGAAAAGATTGAATGGGTAGAGGTGTGGGATGACAAGAAATTCTACCGCTTCAAGAAGCAAGTTAACGAGGGCAAGGTCAAGGAGACTATCAAGAGAATTGCCAAGATATTCGGAATCGACGACTACACTTGCGTTGAAGAGAAAGATCACGGCTTCCCATTTATCCCTGTTGCATACGTAAGAAACGATGACGGTCCATGCTGGTCTGTTGTACAGAAGAACATCGAGGACTACGAGGAAGCTTTCTCTTATCTCTGCGAGAACAACAAGGCTTACGCCTTCCCTATAATGAAGTTGAAGGGTGACGGAGATGATATTACCGTTGTTGGTGACACGAATGGTTCTGCAAAGATGATTCAGATTACCGATACGAATGGTGATGCTGGCTTCATTAACGGAACAGACGCTTCCGATGCATTTGCGACACAGCTCAACAAGTCGTATGACCTCATCTATGAGCTTTCGTTCACAGTAAAGCCACCGGAGCTGAAGTCGGGTGACCTTCCGGGCGTTGCTATCAAGCTGCTCTATTCTCCTGCCATCGAGGTTGCAGAGAACGATGCTAAGAAGATGCATCCGTTCATGGATCAACTTGTTCGTATCTCAAAGTATGGTATCGGAGTTGAAGAAAACTGCATGGCCACTATGACCGGTCTTCCTATTCACGCTTGGGTGGAAATCTATGTGCATCAGAATAAATCTGAAATAATCACAAACTTAGCGACAGCTGTTCAAAACAACTTCCTCTCAAAGCAGACTGCATCTGAGCGTTGTCCAGACTTCCCAGTCAACGACGAATACGACCGCATTATGCGAGAGAAGAAGGAAGAAGACCAGCAAGACCTCCTTATGGATATGCAACGTGCGGATAACGAGACCGAGAATGCTATCGAGGAACAGAAGGCAACGGCGAGGATTCAGAATGGAGGCAGCGGAAACGTACGTACTGGTCGTGGCGCTGGCAGGCCGAACAAAAGCGGTACAGACTGGGATGAGAACGGCAACTGGCCGGGCCGTAACAACTGGAAGACCGTAAAGAAGTAAGCCTATGGATGAGTTAAAACGTTCTGTCGATTACAGCAGGAAGCGCTTGCAGGCAATCCGAAACTGCGAGGATCACATTGCAGATATTCTCTGGAAATCAACACAGAAGATAGTTACCGCAAGCAAGCGATACAGAGGTGCGGGCAGGCTCACAAACGAGTCAGCCCTGCTCTCTTACGCCAAGAATATTACTGCTGAGGCCGAGGAGAGTATCAACAGCTACATCTCTGCTTACTCCAAGGCTTCATGCAAGATTCTCGGGATTGACAGCGAGAACATAGAATCATTTCTCGTTAGCGACATCTATGGAAAGACGACATCCGAAAGAAACGCCGTCTATCTCGGAAACTTTGCGGAAGACATCGTGAGGATGATCAAGGCAGGAACCTTGATGGGATATTCAGACCAGCAGCTTCTGTCTTCCATCCGCACAGGATATAAGGACCCATATCACACATCAGTCATCACCAAGGCGAAGAGAAAGGACATTAACATCGATGTTCCTTCTTACGGAAAGGGCTACTACAAGAACGCCTATCAGAATATCGTAAGAAATGCTTCTCAAGTGATTGCTTTGGCGTGGGGACAGGCAGAGCAGGAGTATGGACAGGAGAACAAGGCTATCGGGTTTTACGTCAAGAGAGGAAGTAGTTATCCGTGCGAAATCTGCCAAAATGAAGCCGACGCTGGCATCCATTCTTTCAAAGACCCATATCCACCGTTCCACGTTTCGTGTTGTTGTTACACTTTATTTGCGTTCAAGGATAATAAAAAGAAATGATATGATAAATTCTGAATTAAATTTTACTTTAGAAGAAATTCTTCCGAAGTTCCCTAAAGAATTCCAGGAGAAGATAAAGCACTCTGTAGAGCTGCTGAGAAAGGCGGAGAAGCTTGCACTGGCATACTCGCCTAACGAAGGCTTCTATCTATCGTTCAGTTCAGGCAAGGATAGTCAGTGTCTTTATCACATTGCCAAGATTGCAGGCGTGAAGTTCAAGGCCCACATGGGGCTTACGTCCGTCGATCCACCAGAAGTAATCAAGTTCTGCCGCAAGCACTATCCTGACGTAGATATGATAAAGCCGAAAATCAGCATCTACAACCAGGCCCGTAAGGAAGGCATGCTCCCGACAAGACTGATAAGATGGTGTTGCAGGGTCTATAAAGAGGGCATCGGTGCGGGCAATGTTGTTCTCATCGGAATCCGTCACGCAGAAAGCAGGCAGCGGTCGGGTAGGAGCGAGGTCGAGATTACCAACCATAAGTACAGAGGCTCTCTTGAAGGTCTTGACGAGTTCCGTGATAAAAGGAACAGTCAGAAGCGTGGCCGTCCAACCCGGTTGGGTATCCACGAGATTAACATCACCAATGCCAGTGATGAGCGTACCATCGGCTGTATCCGAGGCTACGAATCGCTTCTCATCTCTCCAATCATAGAGTGGACCGATGATGAGGTATGGCTATTCTTGAATACACTCGGCATCAAGCATTGTAAGCTGTACGACGAGGGCTACTATAGGATTGGCTGCCTGTGCTGCCCTATGCACAACTATAAGCAGAAACTCGCCGACTGCAAACGATATCCGCATATCTATAATAGTTGGATTAAGGCCATCAAGGATATTCAGGCTAGCGGAAGGATGATAGACGAAGGATTGTCGCCAGAAGAGGTGTTCGACTATTGGATATACGGCAAGTCTATCAATGTATGGAGAGAACACCGCAGGCAGCAAATGTTGAACTTTTAAATATCAAGATTATGATTGAAGAAACAAAAGGATACACGTTATCCGTCGATACGTACAAGAAGGCGAAGGCTCTCAAGATGAAAGATACTCGCTATTACATCTACGCCAGTCTCCGCGGCTCCGGTATGCCAATCCGTGACTGCTGGTCAATCGCATTCCAAGGCGAGGGACTCAACTGGGAGAAATCCTTCCTCGAAGGAGAGATGAATAAGCTTGAAGCCCAGGAGTCTGTTCAGAAGAGAATCGCAGAGGTGCAGGGCAAGAAAATTGAAAATGAGCATAGTGAGGACCTGTCTCCTGAACAGCTTGCAAAGGCTACGTCAAAGGAACAGATTCTCAAAGACCTCGTTATCGCTCGCTCGAAGCTCAAGAGTTCGTCTTGCAAAGAATGGGCTGACTACACAAAGATGATTGGGGACTTTGCTAAGATTAAGCAGGATGAACTTCAGACGGAAGATACGACTTGTCATTTTTACCTCCCAATAAATTATCCAACCGGTAAGAATGACTGCTTGTTGTTTAAAAATGGACTCTGTAAGGGTGGAAAATAGTTAAATTCGTGTTAAAGTAACTTTGTTTTACTAGGATTTCAGCAAAACCAAGTACCTTTGCAGGCGAATAAATGTTCACAGATTCTTTCTGCGAATCATAATTCAAATTTTTTTTGGTTAGAGGGGTGGTGTCTTCACAGATACCACCCCTCATTTTTATATATATAAAGTAGAAGAAAAATATAAATTCAATCAGGGATACTTCTCTCCAGTGATGAGCTCAAGCGCAATTCGCACCTGATCTTCAAGCATATCGTCATTAAACGTAGGAAGAACGCCGTATGATGGCAATTTCTTCGTCTCTGCGGCCTCCAAAATGAACTGGAGTGCCTGTACTAGGGAAGTATGGTCTTGAACGACCTCAAGCAATTTATCGCTCATCCTTGCCTCCTTCCTTCTTAATCTGCTCTGCCATCTCAAGAATAGTCTCGGCGTGCTTATCGCGGTCGATGACTTCCTGTACGGCCTCATCGCTCTCCTTGCGAAGCTGCTCTTCATTCTTACCCTCGTCGGCAGCAGCGTTTCTTCTTGCAGCCTCACGAGCAAGGTATTCGTCACGAAGCTTCAACTTACCTGCCGTGTATTCTGCATCGCCAGGCAATGATGTATCCGCATACATAAGCTGGGCAAATGCCTCGATGATGTTTCCATCATCCTTGGAGAACTCATAATGGTCTCCTACGGCCACAGGAACACATTCATCGAGCGCAGCGTACATAGATGTACCGATAGAGTACTCAATTCCCCATGTGCCGGCAATGTTCGCAATCTTGATGAAAGGCAGCGAGCCTCTCTGTAAATGCTTCTTGATATCAGCAGGGATATCCTCTCTGAGTGAAGCAACTTCTTTCTTAGACAAGCTCTTACTGAACTTCAGCACGGTGAAGTGTCTTGTCTTGATAGTCTTTCCAAATGGTAATGCCATGATAACAATATTTTAAAGTTCAACTTTTATTTCCTTATACTCGAAATCCCTGCAAGAAGGATTCTCTTCTGAAGCAACCTTCTTCTCAGTAGGGTGACAACACTTACCTTCCTTGAAGAAGAAGCAATCCTTGCAAGTGTAATCAGTCTGTTCCATGTTCCAATAATTTTATTTCGTCCTGGATATAAAACATCGCCTTACGCAAGTCCTCGATGCGCTTCTCGGTCTTGGTCTTGTTGCCATCCACCTTATCCTTGCGTAAGAGATACTTGATAGCGTTCCCTGTATTGAAGTCAAGGTGTCTGCAAATATCCAAAGGCTCAACACCGCACAAATCCTTCAGCCACGCATAATGGGAAGGATGAGATACTTGTTCTGCCTTTTTGTTTGTAAATTCGTTCGCAAAGACGGAAACCTCCGCTAATTTACACATATCAACGTCATGTGATATATATGCGCATACAGCCAATTCAATCTCACATCTTCCATTCGCAATATCAACAACCTTAATATCAAAGGACTCGTAAATGTTGTTAGGGTCTATTTGGCGGATAAACGGCATATCTGTTATGTCCCTTAAATCAACCTTTCTAATATGCAAGACAGAACCAACCTTAATATCTTCTTTCTTAATCATAAGCTATTTCTTAACTAAACGTTCATAATACTCCTTACACTTTTTGTAAGCCTCCGATTCAGACAATGCCATAGCATCATCAAAAGAAATACTTTCATCCATCAAGAACAATCTAACGTTCCTCTCACCATGCTTCTGTAAGTCTCGGTTAATATAATGCGAGAATCCGATTTTTGAAGCCTTGGCAGTATTCTTTGCTTGGAAATAGAATTCATCATGCTCATCATAAAATGTTCCTTCCTCGTACACCTCGCACATCACACCTTTTTTACAAAGCTCTGTGTCGTGCTTTGTTTTGTCAAGCTCGTACACGTTAATGCCAGTAATGGTATCTATCTTATCGTGACTTATCCATCCATTCTTTGAAACCTTATAGCAATAATTTCTCATAAGCTATTCCTCCTTATCTTTCAGTTCAACGAAATCACCAATACCCAAACGAGCCTTGTTGATGCAAGACGCAATCCAACCAATCAGGTAGGCAGAAGGCTCGTCTCCGTGCTCCATACCAATAGCATCCTCGATGGCATCGCAGGCGTGAGAAGCCTCGTGGCAGCAATAATCCATCGACATATCCTTCGAGCATTGAAACGAGACTAGAACACCACGTCTGTTGTCGCTCTTTCTGACAGCATCTGAATACGTAACGCCGCCGTAATCTCTATCGGGAGCATTGCACCCGTCAAAACTGGAATCTATCAGCTCTTTCAAGTCTTTACCGATGTGTACCCAAAGTTTCAAAGGGTAGATTACGTTTCCGTATTCGTAATATCCTTTCTTCTTCATATTCTAAACTATTTCTTGTTATACTTGTGCCCGCAGTGGAACATATTGCATAGATTGCACCTGTAGACCGTCATTCCCTGCTCGATGAGCTTCGGGTGAGTCTTCAGAAACTCCCAAGCATCATCCTCAGTCTCATAGGCGACCTTCGCCTTCCAGGAATGAACCTTCCTGGTCCAATGCTCCGGGTCTGGCTTGAACGGAGGAACCTTGTTCGGATTGTGATGTCTTCTCATAATTAAAAGCTGTATATCTCGTTCTACGTATAACTTCCAGTCTTTCACGCGCAGAATCCAGTCTTTCACGCGCAGAATCAAACTTTTTGGCTATCTGCTCGAATCTGAAAACCATTAGGTCGTCCTCAGAAACATTCCACATCTTCTTTAGCCACTCGTCGTTGAGACGATCTGTGGTTTTCCGGATTCTGTCGCCGTAGAGGATTTCGAGCAGCATCTTGTCAAAACCACCTTCCGGCTCAAAGCTCACGTCAAGCGTGATGCTGTGATTATTGTATCGGCAAGACGACATCTTGATACCAGACTCAAACGCTTTGTCCACAACATTATGAATAGATCCGCGAATTCTGTCACCATCCATAAAGGCATCGGATATACAAAGCATAAGTTTTTCTCCCATAAGCTACAAACATTTAAATGAAACACTATTCAACGTCCTGTTCACCGCAATCTCCCTCTCGTTACACATGGTCCTCATGCATTTCAGGGCATCCTCGCGTACAGCAGTCATAATCTCGCTCATCGAAGCGGTGGCCGGAACAATATTCCCGTCAGCCTTCTTCTTCGTGATACAGGAGATAATCTCCTTGATATATTCCTTGTCTATCATAGAAATCTGTTTTAATGGTGGTCGCCGACCGTGGAAGGGACTCGAACCTCCCGTCTGCCCGGACTTATAGTCCCACCGCCCTGCGGCCACCGGTTTCTTTAATCATCAGGCTGAATGAATCTCTCCGGCTGCTTGATGTCATCCTCACCACGCAATTTATTCTTCACGTCATTGATGAGAAGCTCCTGCTTCAGGTCAATCATCTGCGCGCCGTACACCTGATAGGTCATTCCGCACTGCGACCTCTTCTTGAAGAACCGGTACTTCTCGCTCATGTCCCTTCCGAACTTCTGGATGGTAGGGATTTCCCTATCCTCGACATCGTTGGCCTTGCAGAACTCCACGAACCTCTCATAAAGGTCTTTCGCAAGGATCCACTCCGAAATCTCGCCCCTCGCCTCGGGGCTGTACCTCATTCCGTACGCCCTTATCCAGGCATAGACAGGATTGCTTCCGAGAAGGGAGATGAGCAGCTGTCTCCTGCTTCCCTCAGCCGCAGGGAACCGGTACTTCCTCTTCCTCAGCTCCATCGCACCACGGAATATCCAGTTGAACACTCCGCTCAGCTCCTCACGAATGATCTTGCTGGCAAGCTCCGGGTCCTGCCTCTCCTTGGAGATTGTCACGTCGAAGCTCACGTACTGCAAGCGCCTGATGAATCCGAGCGACGCATCATCGGGGAACGGAAGCTCGTTGAGGTTGAAGATGAGGTAGGGGATTGAGTTTCCCTCAAGGATATCCTTTCCGAGCTTTCTCATCGGGACAGGCTCGCCGCTCACGAGTCTCTTGAACATTCCGGTGTTCTTCTTTCCGAACTTCTTCGGATCAGAATCGGAAGACCAGTTGAAGATGGCGTTCCTGATAGGATACCTTCCCCTCATTCCCTCGTCTCCGTCGGCAGTTAGGTCGGCGTAGTCCATCTTGCTTATCCTGTCCTTGCCGAATATGTTGCAGGCAACGTCGAAAATTACACTCTTTCCGTTGGCTCCCGTACCTATAAGGAGAAGGCAGAGTTCAACCTTCGACGACTCCTTTCCCTCGTACGGATTGTACGCCGTACCTCTCTGTATTAGTCCCAGTCCGAGGAACATCTGTAGGATCATCCTCGATGTCTTGTCAGGAAGAACCTCATGAATGAAGTTCAGCCACCTGTCACACCTCGCCTTCGGATTGTAGTCGTAGGGATGATAGTACGTGACGTGGTACTCGGGAGAGAATGGCATTACCCTCGGATACTGCAATCTGCTTCCGAAGTCAACCACTCCGTTGGCGAATGCGACGATATCAAAGGTCGGTCTCAGGATATTATAGCACTCTATCACGTCAATGAACGACTTGTTCATCACCGTGCTGATTCCGAGCATCGGAGCCATGGTCAGGTCAAGGAGCAGTAACTGATAAGCCTGTTCCAGGACTATCTTCGGAACCACCTCGTATATCTTTCCGTTGAACATGTAGTACGAACCTCCGTAGTACTTCACCGGAGCCTTCTTCGCAAGCATCCTCATCGACCTGATGAAGGAGGACTTCATCTTGTTGTACTTTTCCGAATTCGCCTTGCCCCAGTCCTGACACCTCAGCATATCGAAGCCGTACTCTTCACGCCTCGAAAGCTCCAGGAGCTGGGCGTGCAACGTGTCTATAGCTATACCATTTTCCATTTATGCACAATAATAACATTAATTTTCCGTTATTGTGTAGGGTTAACCCCGATAAACAGGGGCTTTCAGAAAGATATACACGTCTCTGATCACCCTTACAACAAGTCGACTCTATAATAATACGACAATACAAAGATACGAAAAATATCATGAATATATCCCATAACCATAGTAAATAAAGGATATAAATATACATTATAGGAGTACATTTGATGAATAATAGATATACATTTATGGTTTTGCTCACCAATATGGGAGTTAATGTTGCCAAATGTTAAAAATAGGCGAGTGTATGAATATGCATAAATATACTTTCCAAAGACGAAGTAAGTTTAGTTTACAAGTAGGCTAAAAAATCGGAAGAAAAAATTTTTAGATGAGGTGACTACCGAGCTGATTTGGGGCTGCAAAGGGGGTGTGGGGGTCTTAATTCAAAAAATATTACATTACCCGTTGGTTTATATAGTATAAACTATCGTGAAACACCTATTTTTACACTTTTTAACATTATTGGTTTATATTATAAACTAAATTATTGTAACCATTTGAATATCAACCATTTACACTACATTTTAATTCATTCCTTTTGCATAAATATACGCCGTGGAACACAAAAGATTATTACATATTGCTTGACTCAATAAAACATTACATAATTTCTAACTGGTTAAACGTTAACATTTTAACACTTTAAATCCATATAATTACATATATAAAACTAACTACATGAATAAAGTAAAAAGTAACAACAAAACACTTAGTTTATTTAACTAAAAAACATTATAACCAACTGATAGTTAGATAGTTGCAATTTGGTTAAACGCTATAAAACATTTGGTTATATCAAAAAAATTTCGTACCTTTGCAGTACAAAAAAGAAAGGAATTGTTTAATCGGTGCGCAAACCGCCAAACGGCACCTAAAAAACAAGCGGTACTACAATATGGAAACAAAGAGTTACGTTTCTGAGGTTAAGGATAGCGCAAAATGTTCTGTAGCGCTTGAAGTATTAAACGCTTATAAGGTAGCGTTATTAAAAGAGTCTAAGGACTCTAAATTGCTTGAGGCTGCAAAAGCGCTTGAGGCTGCAAAGGTAGCTTACCAAAAAGCATCTAACGGCGTTGTTTTAAGTGATAGCGAGTACAACAACTTGCAAACTGAGTGCGTGCGCGCTGCTGTTAGCGAGTTTTCGCACGCGCACAATATACCTAACTTTGCAACGTGGTTTGATGACAACGGCAAAGACACTCAAACCTCTATTATTGACACGCCGCAAAAATTAGGTAGTCACTTAAAGTCTATGCATGATAGCTTTACAAAGGGTGCAAAGGTAGCCCGCAAACGTGCAAAGACCGCTAGAGACTTGCGGGCTGAAGCGCTTGCGTTGTTAGCACAAGCCAATCAGCTTGAAGGCAAAGAGTAATAACACAAAATAGGTAGCTAGCGAATACTTAGCTATCTATTTTCCCGCTGACTATCTGACCGGTAGCCAGTGGGAAATTTTACTCCAGGTTTTTCAACTTGGAGCGGATCGTTGTACCCTTATTTTTCCCACACGATTTTGGAAACCTTGTCGTGGTGTGTGGGCTTAACCTTAGAGAGAGAATTTATTCTCCCTCAGGGAACTAATTGCCAAAATTCAAGAGAAGTATCTCAGTAAATCGAGAGTGCGAGAGGCACACCGAGATGGGAGAGAGCAACGTGATTGCTCAGAGACATCCATCCGAGAGATACGCAAAAATTCCTGGCGTGAGCGTCGAATGAGATGAGACGGCACGACGGCTAGGGAATTTGTATCATCTAGCGAGATGAAAGTTTAGAGAAAGAAATCATAATTCATATTCTATGCGGTGTTGTGAGCCGTTCGGGAGTGGTTACCCGAAAATCCCAGTGTGTGCAATCACGATTTGCAGCGTATCAAGGCGCACACTATCCACGCTGACTGAAAGCGGTTGCTTGTCATCCGTGCGAGATTTATCTCCTCAGAAATAAACAAGCTGCTGGCAGAAGCATAAAATCTGTAGGGTGTGAGCCACGTAGTTAAGACGATAAAGATAAAACGTGGTGCAAAGATGCACATCCTGGCTAACGGGGCGGGGAGAAATCTCCGCTCTACAATTACGAACCATTTAAATAAATAGAATTATGAAAGAACAGATTTTGAAGAAGATAGGAAAGACGCTTGTGCGTATTAATGTAACAGACCAAAGTGCAGAGGATGCCTACGATGAACTCGTTAACAGCAGTCCTCGTCTGTTTGGTATGCTTTCCAGTATCTACAGACTGAATGATGAAGAAGAAAGATTCGCTTGGTCTGCCGGAATTCAGTAGCCAAATCTCCCTACGTTTGTAGGGAACAATAACCAAAATTATTAGAATTATGAGTACGATATCATTAGATTGCAGAGGGAGGAGAATGATGGAGCTGTATATTGCAGACTTACAGACGATATACAGCCACGTAGAATTCATGAGCTACAACGGGAAGAAGCTTGTCGTTGCAGTTCTAGCCTAAAAATCCGTAGCCAGTACGATAATTGTCGTGTGTGGCTACGAAACAATTACCAATAAAATTAGAAATATGAAAACGAGACAGATTATTTATTCAAGTACGATAATTGTGCTTGGATTTATTCAGAGTGTGCCGGCATTTGTTATGCTAGCAAGTACGAATATTATCGTAATTCTGCTTGGAATATTTTGGGGAATTGTGCTTGGAATATTCTGGAGCAGTACGATAATTGGCAGGTGGTTCTTCAGGGAGCTGTGGAGATCTACGCTCCGCTTGGAGAATTTCATACTGCCTGGAGCGTGACAGATTTGGAAAGTACGATAATTGTGCTTGGAGTTTTTCAGCCTAAAAACTGCTCATTCAATTTGGGCAGTACGATAATATAACCAGTTAAACAAGAGAATTATGGAAAAGTATATCGTAAGAAAGGGCGTGCTATCTGCTGCGCTCGTGGCTATCGTGAGTTTCGTGTGTGGTGTAATCGCCATTGCAGGATTTGTGCTTGGAGATTTTCAAGCAGTGTTATATTCTGCGGTTCTTGAAATGTGCGGGATATTTATTATCTGCATAATGATAGATGCCATTCATCAGCAGATAGAGGATATCTGTGACTAGCCAAAACTACCGCTTGGAGATATTCGGGCGGTATCTAGTATTAACCAATTAAATTACAGAATTATGAAGAAGAATATTTTCGTGACATTATTTATCGTAGTGTGTGTTGCATTGTGTGTGGTATCAGTTACTCTGTACAATTGTCACAGAGCGAACGTAATTCTTAGAAAGACTGTTATCAGCCAGGCTAACGAGATTTCAGAGCTTAACGCCAGTTACACAGCAGAGGGACCTACAATGTTCGTAGGTCTCAGAAAGTAGCCAAAACTGAGAGGAGTTTCCGCTCCTCTCTTCTATAAACCAAAATATTAGAGAAATATGAACTACAAGACATTTAATTTAATCGACAAGATTAATGCAGAAGGGTTAGATAACTCTGAGTGGGGTATTTATATGCACTTAGAGAAAATCGACACAAAGAAATTCTACGGAACAAGAGAGAGTTTCATGCTTCCTCCTGGAGAGTGGATTGTCGTGTACGAGAAAAAGGATGCTATATGCCCATTCCATGAGAATTGTACGCCTGATTACACTATCGACTACTGTGAGGATGAAGTTATATTGTTCTATGAAGTAAACTAGCTAAAATGTGCCCGGGCATTTTCCTGGGCATACTATGTTAAACCATTTAAACGGAAGAATTATGCAAGACAGAAAATCACAGAAAAACTTTGAGCGTGCGTTGCTCCATGAGATGGAGAAAATCAAGATTGCTGCACGCCAGTGGCACAACAACAATACCAGAGGCTACAGGGATTTCCGTAGCAAGGAGGCTATCTCCAAGAGCTTCTCTGAGATTGCAGTATTGTGCATGAGCTAAAATGTGCGTGGCGATTGTCACGCATACTATTCACCAATATTTTAGATTATGAAGAAATTAAAGTACCCTAAATGGGAAGAAAAGAGAAATTATCTGCGTAACACCGTCCTGCCTAAATTGCAGGGGATGCAGCGTGATTTGTTCGGTGACGAGTATTTGACAACAAATGTAAGCGTCGGTCCGAATGGGGAATACGTCACAGCGTATGCCGCTATTATGAAGTGTGACGAGATGAAGGACAACATTTTTGTGCATTTGAGCGTATACGACAGCCGTGAGAAGATAGATTTCGAGTACGGGAAGCTTTTGAATTTTCTCGTCTTATACCAGGCCTCATAGCTTTTACGCTGATCACACATCCTGAAAAATGAGGGAGTTTTTCTCCCTCTCCTACAAACCAAAAATGTAGAATTATGAGTAAATGGGTACAATTTTACCACAAGATTAACAAGTTTGACCTTGTGAACATGAGATTTACAGAGGATTTCAGTATCGTGGAAATGGTTGGCATGGATTCTATCATGCCCATTGACGGCAGGCTGAATCTATCATCCATACGTGATGTAGTACAGAAAAAAATCGAGAGAATGAAGAATTTCGATGATTTTGATCCCTGTGCATTCTCCATTCTCACCGGCAGTTCTATCCTGAATGCATCAGAAAGTCCGGTGTACAATCTCTAGCCAAACTGGGCAGTACGATAATAATGTGCTGCCTGCTATTAACCAAAACATATTAGAATTATGGAAACAGTAAAAGTAATCGACAGACACGGAATAGAGCGTGCGTGGGATGTCGTAACGGATAAATGTGTAGGCTGTTGTTTCTTAGGCATACACAACGGGACGACGTACTGCTGCCCTAGCCATATCTCGTGTGAAAACAAGTAGTCAAAACTGCGGGGCACGTCCTGTGTCCTGCTTCAATTATTAACCAATAAAATTCAGAATATGTCAGAAGAAGACAGAAAGTTCCTTGCAAGGCTCGTAGCGAGCCACAAGGCAGTTATCAGCGAGGAGTGTGCGAGAAAGAAGCTCGACAGGAGCGAGTATTACAGACGTGCCGCCCGTGTGGACAAGAAAGCTCAGGAAATTGAGCGTGCGTACATGCGTCCTCGCAGATTTTAGCCAAACATTCTGTGCAGTCTATCTGCACAGAAACCATGTTTAACCAAAAATACAATAGATATGGAGTATATAAAGAGGACAGAGAACAATACGCGCGTTGACGTGTATTTCGATGGAGAAAAGTACGTGTTCATTAACGCATTCCACGGATGTGTGGCAGTTGCGAGAAGAGAAGGACTCGTTGAGTTCACTAATGACGGATACATGGCTCACGTCAAGTTCAAGGTCGAGAAAACGAGATGCACCATCAGTAAGAGAACTATAGATGGCGCCATCTATAAGATGGAGAACAGACACATGAGCACTGTCGTTGAGTATGAATGGAAGGAGGTTGACAGAGATGACTTGCCTTATGCCGTAAGCGTGAAAGTAGAGGAGCGTTAAGCCAAAAATCCTGCGTGGAGACACGTAGGAGCTATTATTAACTAAATATTCAAAGGATATGAAAGAAAGTATTGAGGCTATGCTGTGGGATTTCATTATTGACAACAATATCGCCACAGAGGACGAGGTTAGACTTGTCACGGATATAAATGGCTTGAACGAGGAAACGATGACAGACATTATTTATGCCAAGACAGGACTACGCAGTTACGAGCAGTGTAAAGATGAAGGCTACTCCGGCACAGATGAGCTTGACAGCTATTATTGTCTTGACGAAGAAGAAGACAATGAAGAAGAGGAAGAGGATGAAGATGAAGAAGAGTAGTATTTGCCTAAAAAGGTGCGCCCATGCATGAGCGTGCCTTCTATTGTTTAACCAGATAAATTATTTGAATTATGGCGAATAAATTTCAGTACACGAACCAGAAGGAGCTGAGAAAGGCATTCTGGGAGTTTTGTGACGAGTGTGGTATCGACTACACTGGCAAGAAGACAAAGTTCAACCTTGACTTGAACATGACTTTCAATGACTGGAAGGACGGATTGCAGAAAGATGGTGTGATAAGCGACAAGCTTTGTTTCAGAGCTTGTCTGTATTAAGCCAAACCAATCCTCACTATCACGGGTGGGGATTTCTATTAACCAAACAGATTGAAACATGAAGAAAATTGAGATTACGAGAGCTGGCATGGGCGAGAAATGCCCATGCCCGAAGTTCAGTAAATTACTGGCAAAAGGCTACATAATGTGCCATCGCTGCAAGTATTGTGCTGAAATTATCAGTGAGACAGAAATAATGTGTAACTATAATTAATCTATAATTATGAGTGAATTAGAGAAAATCCTGAATGACGATTTGCTGAAGTGTGAAATCGTTGAGTCAGCAGAGAATGCGGCAAGACGCGTGGACCTCATCAAGTGGACTCACGACAATACATTCTCAGTAGCTGAGGTGAACAAGGATACCGGCAAGCTAGATGTTACAGATGTTCCAGAGACAGATGAGCTTAAAGCGTACAAGTATTTCTACAGCAACTATTGGAGTGTCGTCATGTTCTAGCTAAAACTCCCCACGATAATGTGGGGAACCATTACGAACCATTTAAAAATAGAATTATGGCAAAGAAAATTTATGCGCTCTATCGCACAGACAACTGGCATACATACGATAGCCGTGAATTACTTGTTGTAGCAGGTAGTATCAGAAGATGTTGTAAGGTAGCCAAGGACGATGGAGCAACAAAAGAGCAGATTGAGGAATTGCGTGGTTACCGCCACCAATCTCAGTGTACCGACGGAACCGATTATGAGTACGATATTGATACGTACACGCTCAACGAGAGTTTAATAAGCTAAAATCCCTCTTCGGAGGGAACCATTATGAACCATTTAAATAACAGAATTATGGAAAAGAATATTGTAGAAGTTGATATCAGCAAGGGTGAGGTTATCAAGATAGCCGATTATATCGGTGTAGAAAGCTTTGCCAAGGTTATCGAGAGTTTGTTTCGTGAGTGCCTGGAGAATTTCGACGACGCAGAGGAAATGGAGGAATTCATTGCCGATTGCAGCGGAGAGAGTATTCAGTCTCTAGCGTGTAATTTTACTCTTAAGGCAAACAGAGGAATGAAGGAATACCTCCATCTTAGTGACCAGCGCATGATTGGTAATTTTGCCAATCTGTACAACGATTATCCCAGACACGTTACAGGTACGTTCTGGGCGACGGACTACGATGGCGACGATTACTACGATGGCGACGATTACTACGATTTGTATCCTGCCATGGTAGCCAGACTTGATGCCGCAGAAGACAGTGAGCAGGCGAACAAGGACAGAGAGTATCTCGAAGAATGGTATTTCAAGGCGTTCGGAACGTACAACATCAAGTACAATTTCGGCAATTACCTTGAAGAGGTTCACTCCATGATGGAGGAAGATTACGAGGAAGCCTAACAATATCCCCATGCTAGGGGATATTCAATGTTAAACCATTTAAATGATATTAGATATGAGTTACGAATTTGCAAAGAAGGAAATCGGTGATTACAGAATCACCATTTACCAGGATGAGGATGCCGAATGCCCTTGCACAGAATGGGATTTGGTGGGAGTTTACTTCTGGGACTATTCCGAATACGGATACAATAGAGGTCTGTCTCGTGGTTGCAGCAGCGAAGTTGACGCTAAAAATGCAGAGGATGCTTTGAAAGAGCTTGTCTGCAAATATGTGTCACAAAAGAAGATTATCGACTACATCAATAGCGAAAATGTCGATAGCTTCCGTATGCGCTATGACAAGAGCGAGCACATGTGGTATCTTGAGAATCTGTACAAGGGTGAGTGGTACAACCACGAAGAGTTCTGTCCGAGCGACTTGAAGAGATTCGACTATAGAGAGGAGCTTTGTGATATCCTCGAAGAGGACGATTTCACGTATCTTCTGCATGACTGCAAGGATATTGCATTCTACGAGTGGTCATCTACTGGCTACAGTCAGGGAGATTATGTCAGCGGATATGCCTACTGCGACAAGAAGCGTTTCTCCAAATATTGTGACACTAATACAAAAAACTGGAGAAAGCGAGCCTTGGACTTATTTGATTATGAGGTTAAGTGCATAGGTCTTTGGATGTGGGGAGATGTCAAGGGGTTCGTCTTAGAGAAGAAAGTCCATTACAAGAAAGTCTTCACGGAAATAGGTCGTGAGCCGGAGGACGACTACGACTGGGAGCAGATTGATTCCTGCTGGGGAGAGTACTACGAGGACTCTGACGAACTGATCAAGGTCGCTCTCGAAGAGAATGGAATCAAACTAAAAGAAACAGCCTAACAAGGGGAGCTTGCATGCTCCTCTTCTATTAACCAATCAAATAAGAATTATGGAAAAGATTACAATTTCACAGAAGGGAAACAGAACCTTCTATCGTGTGAACAGAAGAATCGTGTGCTATCGCGACGGGCACAAGTATTATGTGGGTAAGCCTTCATCTGGCAGCACCCATCTTGCGTTTGATGCATTATCCGAGAATATTGCACACGAGAGATGCATTGAGATTTGTGAGCGTAGAATCAATGCGGAGATGAAGTATCAGAATCCTGTCGCATACAACGCACACAGAGTATTGAACGCATTAGCCTAAAAACGGAGGGAGCAATCCCTCTGACATTATTAACCAAATTATTAAAGATTATGAAGAGATATTACGTATCAGTCACGGAACATCTGAACAAGGTAGTCAGCGTTGATGCTGAGAGTGAGGATGAAGCCGTACAGAAAGTGCAGGATGCCTATAATAATAGCGATATTATTCTTGACGCTGACAATTTCTCAGGTGAGGTTATCGAGATCGAACCAGATCAGGAGTACTGGAGAGAATCCGAAGAAGATGACAGCGCAGCACTCCAGCACATCGACTAGCCAAACGGGGAGAGTAATCTCCCTACCAATAACCAAAACATTACGAATATGACAGAAAAAGAAAGAATTGTAGATGCCATCGTATGGCACGTGAACTACAGACTTGGAGACAAAGGGGAAATGTACGTGATAAACGGAAAGCTTGCATGGGTTGGAATACAACACAAGAACGACGCCGACCTATCCTTCCTCGAAAGCATTGGTATCTCGATACCTCCATACTACGAGGAAAAGCATTGGTTTAGAGATAAGTCTGATTTCTACCTATTCCTCAATAACGAAATCTTCAGAAAGGTATGTGAGGATTTTGCAGTCAACAAGCACGCCTAAAAAGAGAGGGTAGCTCCCTCTCGCTATAACCAAAACAAGAAGAATTATGAATGAAGACAAAATCCTAGAGATGTTCTTTGAGAAAGCCAGATGGCAGTATGCTATCGAGAAAGGCTTATTCAAGGACATGAACAAAGCAGTAATGTATCAGTTGACTACACCGAAGGCTCGTCTGACTATGTATCAGAGGATCAAGAGCGGCAATTACAAGATAATGCCGCCTCATACAGCCAAGATTCCGAAAGACAACGGAGATTTCCGTACGGTCTATGTGAATGAGGCTGTAGATAGAATCCTTTTGAGTATAGCAAACGACCTCTTGTTCGAGCTGATGCCAGAGATGGTGCATCCACGCTGCACGTCGTACCAGAAAGGTATCGGCTGCGGTCGTGTGGTGCAAGATGTGTCTCGGATAATATACTCGGCAGAGGGAAAAATCATCGGATGGAAAGGTGACTTCTCCAAGTACTTTGATTCTGTGCCCATTCGGTTCATCGACTGGGCATTTGGCAAGGTAGAGGAGAAGTACGGAAAATCTGCGCTGATAGATGTCATCCGTGACTACTATCACACAGACATCTATTTTGATGAGGGCAACAACCTCTGCGAGAAGTATCAGTCCCTCAAGCAGGGATGTTCTGTTGCTGCGTGGCTGGCTGACGTTATCCTCTATCATCTTGACGACAAGCTATCTAAGCTTAACGGATATTACGTCCGCTATTCCGATGATACGCTGTTTGTCGGTGAAGACTATGAGAAAGCCATGGATATCATGAAGAGTGAGCTGGAGATGATGCAGATGACGCTCAATCCGAAGAAGGTTGAGTATCTTGACGCTAATCACTGGTTCAAGTTCTTGGGATATTCCATCAAGGGTCACAATATCTCCCTGTCGTCCACACGTATCAAGACTTTCCAAAAGGAGATTGAGAAGAGAACGATAAAGAAGCGTGACACCACGATGACGAAAGCCATCAATGCAGTAAACAGGTATCTCTACAAGGGGTATTGCGATTATTCCTGGGCTACTCAGGTTCTTCCGGTCATAAACGTGAAAGAGGACATCGACAAGCTCAATACCTTCGTCATGGACTGCATCCGTGCGGTCAAGACAGGTAAGAAGAAAGTCGGTGGACTCGGATACGTGAAGACTCAGAATGTCGGTTGTATAGACAGAGGCAGAGGGAGAAACGTGAAAGCCAACAGGGGTAAGACAGAGATCGAAATCAAGGGCTATCTATCGATAGGTTGTGCTCAGAATGCCTTGCGAACGAGCAGGGCAGCGTACAACACATTGGTTAATACCCTGTAGATGAGCATCCTAGCGCAAGGATTTTGCCGGAATGAAGAAGAATGTTTTAAACATCCGGTCTCGCACGATCGCGGACCTATCTCTGAATCAGAGATGGTCCTGCGATCCTCTCCACCAGGATGCTATCAAACTGATAAAGCTATGCGCAGTATCTTCTGACCGGCATACTCTGTAACCGAGCACACGGACGTGAGAGAAGGACGGATAGATTCAGGCTAGGCCTCGAAAACATCATCCGATGGGACCGAGTTATCCAAGTTTACAACTTGAGACACCTCGGGCCCCTCGTATGACGCACAAGGCGTAGCTCATCAACGGAGTACAGAAATGTGCCAGTCCGTATGACTTACACCGGTGGCGCACACCACCACTCCCTGGCGGATGGCAATGTTTAATACCACAGGTTCTCTTAACCAGAGTCGGTGATCCTGGATATTCGTGCTGTTTGCACTCGATCCTGGATCACCTATTCTGGCGAATCCTGTGCTGAAATCAGAATCATAAAGCATTGTGCCGAGCCATCGGTCAGGGAATTACCCAAGCACGAGGGTAGTCTTTAGAGGAGAGTGAATTTATGAGTGACTGTTGTACTCGCCGGCTAATGCTGGGAATCCCCAGCGTCATCCGGCGATTATAACAGCCCCAATCAAGCTGCTATAGCTACGTGCCACGCTCTCAGATAAAGACAACGTTATTGCCAAACGAGGTACACGAGGAGGAATTCTTTATGTCGCGATCTCTGTATCAACGCGATATGTCTGGTAATACCAGATATCTCGCGTATTGCAAGATCCCTCAATCGTCAAGATAGAGGAAGGCAACAGCCCTATGAGTGTACCTACAAACAACCAAAAGTGAATTGCATCACGACTTATCAAGAGTATGAGGTTTAATACCACGTGAGTGGAATACCGTCGTCGATGTCTATCGGTATCGACGACCGTATCCAAACACGTGGTCTAATCACGAACGTATATCCATGCAACATAATACATGAGATAAGTCTAGGTTATTGCGAGCCGAATGGTGCGCAAGGAGAATAGATTGTACAATACTGTTTCAATCATCCTGAGCATCCAGGTGATTACCTGGATCCGTCAGGACTCAGATACAGTATTAATCAAGACTTTATAGTTACGCAACAGATTCTCTGAGCGCACTCCTATTAACCAATATTTCAGAATTATGAACAGCAGATTATTAAAGAAGCTTGAGGAAATCAAGAAAGAGTACTTGGGATCCGTAGTTTGCATGGGCGAGATGCTTGATTCAGTAAGTTCAGACGGATTCTCTATTGAGGAGGCACACTGGTTGTATATGCGTGCGATGGAGTGGGCGAACGGAGATAAGTTCTATATCCACTTCGGGCACGAGGATAATGTACTGAGTAATGGTGAACTCGAAAAAGTCAATCTGATAGTGCTGGAATAAGCACTATCCCTATTAACCAACATTTTAAGAATATGACATACGACGAGATTATCAATGAAGTTGAGAAAGGTGCTAAGTTCACCATCAACTTCCAGAAGAGAACATGTAGAGTGAACGGCAAGGTAGTAATGTCCGAGGAAGACAAGCCGAAGGACACGCCGAAGGACACGCCTTACCTTACACCTGAGGTTGTGTTTGTCGGCATCGAGCAGAGATATGCAGCGTACAAGCATTCTGTGCCGTCTGAGCGTTCCGAGTCGCATCGCCGGTACTACTTTAAGGCTTTGCCTGAGAAAGAACTCTCAGACGAAGATATGATGTACGGAGAGCGACGTGAGACAGCTAGGTGCAAGCTGGAGCTGTACGTACTGGTCCAGCTTCTCAGAGGTAACCTCTGGTGGGACAACTCATGGGGTACGTGGTTCTGGCGTTCCAAGAACGATAAGGACCTGATTATCCTCAGAGACTGGATTGAGCCAAACAAGGGTGGGGCATAAGCCTCATCCACTAGAGTTAAATAATTTATTACAAACCATTTTAAATTTTATAGAATTATGAAGCAGATTGTAACAATCACAGGAGAAAACTTGAACATCGTAACAAAGAACGTAGAGGCTACAGCAGCTACCAAGAAGACCAAGGCGCAGATGCGTCTCGAAGCTCTTAAGGCAGCAGGCGTTGACGTAAGTAAGTACTTCCCTCTCGGTGACGACCAGCTTGTCAAGATCGAGAATGGTGCAGCGGTTCCTGTAGACATGGACGATGCGACCATCGATGCGGTAGGCAAGAAGATTGTCGAGGGTGGATACGTGAACAACTGGAAGCTGTTCCGTCGTTGGGTTATGTCTCAGATGTTCCACATGCTCAGACAGATGGATACAGACAAGCTCACGTTCAATGAGGTATTGCAGCGCAAGGGATACGAGTACCAGTGGCGCATGTTGGAGGACGAACTCTATGCTCAGGTAAAGATGTCTGAGCACGGAGACCTTGACAATGTCGGTTCTAGAAACCGATGGTTTAACGGCGACGTTGCCAGCGACATGGTTACTGACTACATCAGCAAGCTCCGCAAGTACGTGGATGACAATCTTATCTACAATGTCAAGAAAGACAAGGATGGGAACGAGAAGAAGACATACAAGCATACCTGCAAGGGTAATCCTTACGTTCGTCTTCAGAACAAGGATATCTTTGTCAGCGACTTAGAGAAAAAAGTCTACACACCTCTCAGAGAGATTGCTAACGAGATGGCGGCTGTCGCTACATACAAGCAGCTCTATGCTGTAGTTCGCAAGTTCAACAAGAACCGCAAGCATCTCGAATGGAATACCAAGCAGGCTGATGCATTCATCAATGCCTACAAAGGTTCTGGTGCTTATTACACCATGCGCAACCTCATCATGTTCCACGGAGCAAGATTCCTGAAGGGCGGACGAAAGATGTCAGAAGTCAACTCTCTGAAGGAGCTTGAGTCCAAAGCCAAGCTCTACGACGAAGAGGGTTGGAGAATGCTTGGTGTTCTCAAGCAGCTCATCAAGGAGTCTAACATTGACATCCAGGGAAAGATTAACGAGTGGTTCAAAGCCAAGTGTAAGAAGTAACCTTAGCAAGATGTAAGGTTCGCCGCCTGAAGAATGGTGGCCCGGCAGTAATTTACAAGAGCTTCTGCAACGAGAGGATCTCCTCCAGTTACTACTGGAGGTAATCCTTCGAGCTAAAGCTCTCCAGATCAAACTACTAAAGCAAGGCACCAGCCGGGAGCCATTCTAGCCAAAAGTCGGTTACTGATTCGGTAACCGATTCCATGTTTAACCAATAAAATTAAGGATTATGAAGAAAATTAATGTAGACACAAGAAAGTATGTGAAGGCTCCTATTGATGGAAAAAATGTCGTTGAGGAATCACTTCTCGATGCTATCTTTGATGATTCGCAATATCTTAGCAATAAGTTCTCATTGGGATTTGTCAGCGGTGTACCTACAATGATAGAGTATAACGAAAACTACTTGTCTATCAAGAAACTACGCCCGTGGAGTACATCAGAGTGGGGTAGAGAGATTATCAAACGACTAACAGGCGAGTCCAAGAACAACATATATTGTTACGAGACGAAGCAGTATCTCGACGAACGCCAGGCAGAGCCTTTAATCTATACATTCTTTCTGAGTACAGACTACCTTACTGTAAGATTTCACTACAATGTAAAAGTAGATGTCGATTAGCCAAACATGTCAGTCGTTAACAGCGGCTGACTCCTTATCATAACTAGATTTTTTAAATGGTTCAAGCCGGTCTGTCGTGAGACACGCCGGTTTTTTGTTCCCCAAGTTTAACCAAATTAAGTTTTTAGAATTATGAGCAGAAATTACTGGACATTAGGTAAGAAAGGTATGGAGAATCGTCTGACAAAGGTACAGGCAGCTTATGAGAATGCAGTGGAGAACGTTAGCGACTTGCATGTCAAAATCAGTAATGGCAACAACAAGTTGGGAGCAATCCCATCTGTATCGCTTATCCCTGTAATGGATTGCGGTAACTGCGCAATCTGTGCGAAGAGCTGCTATGACCTCCGCAACGATATGATTTACAAAGAGGTTATCAAGACGAGAGCAATCAACTCCGCAATCTACCATGAGGATCCAGAGCGATACTTCAAGGAGATTGACGGGTATCTCGACTACAGCTACCCTAGAGCATTCAGATTCCACATCGGCGGTGACATCCAAAATAAATGGTATCTTGACAAGATGTGCGAGATTGCTCGCAAGCATAAGGATACCAAGTTCCTGGCGTTCACCAAGATGTTCGATGTGTGTAACGAGTACCTCGATGAGGGTAACGTCATTCCGGAGAACATGCATGTCCTCTTCAGTGGATGGCTTGGCCTCAAGATGGACAACCGTCACGGATTCCCGGAGGCACATCCTATCTTTGAGAGTAAGACATCAGCACCGGAAGGAACGTTGCTCTGTACCGGAAACTGCACAGAGTGCCTGAAGGAAGACAGATTATGTTGGTCCATCGGCAAGGGCCAGGCGGTAGGATTCCTTGCACACTAGTCAAAAGCCCTCTTCGGAGGGTACTATGTCTAACCATTTAAAATTTTGTGAATTATGGCAGTAGCAAGAATCGTTAACGTTAATGATATCTTAAAAGCAAAGGGCTTGAAGCCGAAGGTGTTCAATCTGAACATATTCTGTAGTGCTGTATCAGATTTCTTTTTGACACATGAACCAAAGGAAACAATTTTGCTTGTTCCGAAGAGATTCCTCGACATGGAGAATCCACCAGAGGGAGACTTCATCGAAATGCTGGACGTAAGCATCTGGGAGAAGAAGGCGGAAGATCCCGACGATCCATTCGACTTCATCGACTATCAGTTGATGGTACGGAACAAGATGATGAGACCGATAATCTTTGTCAACGAGCCTTTTCTTACGGAAGCCGCACTCTCCCTGAGAAACATCTGCGGATATTCCGTCACGGGCAGAACACGAAAGAAAAAGAAGGAATACATCGTGTCTCTGCCGGTGTAAAGCCAAACAAGGCGTGGAACACTCTGTTTCACGCTCCTAGTATTAACCAATTTAAATAGAATGATTATGGAAATAGTAGATGTGAATGTGAGCAAGTTTGACAAGTATGACATGGAGGATGAGTACTACTTCGAGCCTCTGTGGGAGAAGATGTTCGATGAGGGTCTTTATACGGACAACTACAACAACGAGGCGGTCGGTTTTATTTATTCAAATGCTTGTCATTCAGAGGTCTATGACAACGCAATGGTTGTCAGATGGATAAAAGATAGTGCAGACAAGACACGTTTGGCCATGGTAGCAAACGACCTGGTAAATAACCTCATGGGCACAGAGAAAAACAAGATCATCACCGAGGAGAACAACGGAACCACGCTCCTTACTGACGACGGCATATATCTTGACATCTTCGTCAATTTCGAGATGCGTTACATACAGATTCTCGCTTACACGGAAGCCTAAAAAGCCCTCTTCGGAGGGTGCAATGTTTTACCAATTAAAATTAAAGATATGAATGATTTTTTGAAATTAGCAGAGAATTTAGGATGGAGTTATAATGTTGACGATACACCTAACGAAAGAGGTGAGGTTTGCGTCGAGTTAGAGAAGTATTCCCCACAAGGCCAAGATTTCATCGCCACAATTTGGTTCGAGAATGGCAATAAGTCTGACTTCATGGATAAGTTGTACCAATATTATAGCGACTTCGATCCTGACGAGGAAGCCAGCAAATGGATTGGCGAGGATGGACATGGTGTTAACGGCGCGCCATACAAATTATCGGATATTTTGCAAGATATGGAGGATTGCAAGGATATGCTACTAGATTTATGGCACGAGTATTTTTACGATGAGTACCCAGAAAATCGTCCAAATGAGACCGACGAAGGGAAGCTACTCGCAGGAGAAATCGAGGAGAAATCCGGAAAGTATTACCACTCGTGCTCTCTACAGAATTATCCGAGCGGTAAGTATGGCGTTATCATTGATGGCTGCCAGAAGTTTCTGTCGGAATGCAAGGAAGAGACATTAGCCTATATGAAAGGCGTGCTTACGGGTCTTGATATCGAAAGAAAAGACTAAGCCAAACAAGCCTGCCGGGAACGGCGGGCATCAAGTTAAACCAAAATATTAAGATTATGGATAGAACAGTATTGAAAGACAAGATTGACGAGTTGCGTTCAACAGCAAAGATGGAGCTTGCATGCACCATCCGTGAGATCATGAGAGAGCACAATGTGCAGAAGAAAAAACTTGGCTGGCCTGTAGTTGTCAACAATAGCAGTCTTGTAGATATCGTAGAGGTAGGTAGTGGTGATACCGACATCCCGGTTTTCGTCATAAATGTCGGTGTTGGCTACTACAAAGAGCCTCACAAGGTAAGTGCATTGGACGATAACGTATCGGTCGAGCTACTCGCTGATATTGCGACAGGGTTGAATAACGAACTGAGTGGATACGTCAGCACTTATGTGGCAAAGTACAGATTCATCTATGAAGATGGAACTACTGCTGACATGGATGAGCCTTATGTATTCCTTGCAGAATCAGAAAGAGATGCCGAAGATAAGGCAAATGACTACGCGAGCGTATGGAATGAATGGAATGATGATACGATAGAAATTGTATCAGTCGAGAAGCAGACTGCTTCGGAAGGTTAAATTAGCGTTAAAAACGGCAAAGGTGATGGTTTATATTATAAACTTTATTACCTTTGCACTATAAACCAAAAAGTTAGAATTATGACAGAAGAATTAAGAATCAAGACAAGAGACTGGGAACGACTGTTGACTCCTGTACAGCAGGAGAAGTACAAGCTCGCTATCAAGCAGGGTTGGTTCGCAGACTATCACAGCAACGCATGGAGGCACAACACCTTCTACGGAGCTTACATCTGGAAGTATCCGAAGTTCATCAAGGTCGTGAGAATGTTCGATGAGCTGTTGGGCCACAAACCATTGTGGGAAGACATCACCGACGACAACCTCCGTGACCTCTTTGAGAAGATCAAGGAGAACTATGCTCCAAACTCCGCAAAGACCGTATGCGCCACCATCAAGGCGGTGATACGTGAGAACGATGCGACGAAGGAGATTAACAGCCCTACGTTCGGAAAGATACTCAGAACGAAGGCTGTTCCTGTCCAGTCCGTCTATCTCTCGGATGAGGAGATAAACAGAATCATCAATTACAATCCAAGAGGACAGACGAAGAGATATGTTCAGCGCATGTTCCTCATGGAATGCCTCTGTGGAGCACGATATAGCGATTGTCAGAGGATAACCCCCGAGAACATCGATGATACCGGACACTTCCTGGTGTATGTAGCACAGAAGACCAAGACAGAGGTAAGGGTTCCTCTTCACAAGAAGCTCCGTCCGTTCCTGGTATGCGGCACGGGTGTAGAGCCTCTCCCTGGCGAAATCAGCGAGATGACCTTCAACCGAACTCTTCGTGACATCTGCCGTGAATGCGGAATAGATGCGAACACGAAGGTATTCAAGGCCGGAAGGGAGGAGACCGGAAAGAAGTACCGCTTCATCTCTTCGCACACCGGCAGGCGTTCGTTTGCCACGAATCTCTCCAAGAAGGGTGTTCCGTTGGAACAGATTGCCGTCATGATGGGTCATACCAGCAATGGTAAGCCTAATATCCAAATGACGATGCGCTACATTGTAGGCAAGACCGAGATTGACAGCAACACTCTCAAGCTCTTCGGAGTCTATGACAAAGACGACGAGTCTGATGAGCAAGCCAAAATTGGAGATGGCCAGTAACCATCTCCTGCCATTATTAACTAAAATGAGGAATTATGAATAAGAAGAAAAGAGACAAGCAGGAGCTATATGACCAGTATTCCTCCATGTCGCATCGTGAACTTGTAAAAGAATGTGTTCGTATGGGAAGCCGTCTAAACACCATGTCAGACATTTGTGACACGGAAGATGTTTACAACGTTTACTACGAACAGCAGAAAGCACAGCGTGACCTTACAATGATGAAAAGACATCTTGATAAAGTCAAGGAAGACCTACAGAAGGCTTTGGCAGAACGAAATATAACGTTCAACGAGAAGTGGGACATCAAGACACTGACCCATTTCCTTATCAAAGGCACAGAAAATTCAAACCAATAAAATAGAGAACTATGTTAGAAGGAGTTGACAAAGCAACATTGGAAGAGTGGGCAAAGGAGTGCAAGAAGAAGTTCTACAAGAAATTTGTTGAAACCCTCCAGAAGCCTATGCTCGGAGAAATCGGCACAAATGCACAGATGATAGAGGAACTGAAAAGCCTCAACTATCAGTATTTGGACGAGATGAGCGACTACGCCGACGAGCCTATTGATGACATCGACGGTGGATTCATCAGGCATTTCGAGAACGCCGAGAAGGAAGGCAAGAATGTTATCCTTGAAGCACAGGAATGTCTTAGCTTTCTTGGAATAGCGGAGGATATACTTACCTCGGAGCATTATGTCGATAAGGACGGTAAGATTTGCGACGAGTACGGCAACCGCCTGTCCTCGGATATGGAGCACCGAGCCTTCGAGGTAATACCAGGCGGCAAGCAATAGCCCCGATTAGCCAAACCAAGGAGCTTCGGCTCCTGCGATTAATAACCAAGCCCTACGCATCACGGTTAAGCGAATGATATGAAAAGAAACGATATAGTAGTTTTGGAAAATCTTCAGCAAGAAGATTGAGTTTAACAACCTCACCGATATTCTTAACTATATGTCAGAGAGAGGATGGCAATTCGTTACCGCATTATCCTATGATAAATGCATACATTACCTCCTAAAGAAGGACGTTTCCTCACCGGAAGAAGCAAAGCAAGGTCTTCGATTCAGTACGGATGAATAATAACCCAATAGCCGCTTATCCACTTACAGATAGGCGGCTATTTTATTAAAAGTCACCACTAAAAACACACCGAAAAACACAATCCTCTCTTAAAATATGTGAATGTAAATATTTGATACTTTAATGAATGACACGAATTCCTGTTTTTACTTCAATCGAAATGCATAGTTAAATCAGTACTTTCGAGAGTTTTGTTTTTACTTTTTACTTGAATGAGCGGATTTTTGACACAAATCAGGCATTTGGAGAGTAAGAATAATCGTCGTATCTTTGCAGTGCTTGTTAGAAGTCACGCGCTAGCAAATAAATAAGTTTTATCTAGAAGTTGATTAGTTCAACTACAATGATATACCCTATCCAAAGTTTGGAGCGTGACCCAGACGGCGGATAGGGTTTTTCTTTACCCTATCTCAAAGTTTCAAGCAAAGACATACGAGGTTCAATCCGTGCAGTCCTCTTCGGAGTTATCGACCGATATATAAAACTGCTCTGTCAGGTAAGTTACATTATGGTTGTGTAAATCCCGCAACGTGTCACCTCACGACGGGTGCCCATATCAGAAATGAGAAAGCCAACCATAACGAGCAAAGCTCTGTGGGTATCAGAAGACTTGTGCTGGCTTTACAAGGAGTACGAACTACTATAGTATATTATATATATTGTAGTTGATAAAAATTAAGGTTCTGCTCGCTTGGCTATCCCATATTTCTTATGGGTATAGAGGTGTTATATACATAAACAAAATATTGGTATTATGAACAAGAAACTAAGATTGCTGGTGACTGCAAAGTGTCACAACAAGTGTCCTATGTGCTGCAACAACCAGTTCGACTTCGAGAAGATTCCGGTAGTTGACAGACTGGACTATGATGAGATTAGTATCACGGGTGGAGAACCTCTTCTGCCGGATTGCAACGGAAAGACAATGTGGCTTGCTCACGGAATCAGAAACGTATTCCGTACGCTCGGAATCCCTGCACCAAGACTTTTCCTCTATACGGCATGGGTTGATTACAGAACACTCCGCAATCGCAGCTATGACTTCGACGGAATCTGTCTCACGCTCCACAGCAAGCTCGATGTGGTAAAGTTCGTTGAAATGAACGATGTTATGCTCAGACATAAGAAATACAGATGGAACGACAATGGTTTCAACCCTGGCTGCTCTCTCCGTCTCAACCTCTTCGCAGACATGAGGGCTCTACTCCCAAAGGACATCGACCTGTCTATGTGGAAAGTGAAGGACATGGAGTGGGTGAAGGATTGCCCGGTTCCAGAGGGCGAGGACTTCCGAAGAATCAAGGAGCTGTTCTAGTGGATAATTTTTAATATTTAAAATATGAGTGTAAAAAACATTATTTTGGCATCAGTACTCGCAATAGTAGTACTCGCCGCAGGTTCAGTTATCGGTTGTTATTTCCATTACAACAACCAGGAAATCTCACTTCGCCAGCAGTCAGAGGCTCAGCGTGGCAAGATTGAGGGTGTTCACGACAAGATGTGGAAGGTTCTTCAGCAGAAGGCACAGGTTACGGATGAATACAAGTCTTCATTCGAGTCCATCTATCCGAAGCTCATTGAGGGCAGATACTCAAAGGGAGACGGCTCGCTTATGAAATGGATTCAGGAAAGCAACCCTAACTTCGACGTTTCGCTCTACAAGGACCTCATGCAGTCCATAGAGATTCAGCGTTCCGAGTTCCAGACATCACAGGAGAGAATGCTCGATATCATCCGTGAGCACGAGACGCTCGTAAAGACATATCCGGCGAAGTGGTTCATCTCTGACACCAAGCCTATCGAATACAAGGTCATCTCCTCATCCAAGACAAAGATGATCATGCAGCTTGGAGAGGATAACGACGTAGACCTGTTCAAGAAATAACAGCTTATGGAAATATTCATATTCCTAATCCCATTCGTGGTTGCTGCTTTCCTGTTGATTTTCTTCAGGAAGCAGACCACCTGGTGGGAATACGCAGTACTCATTGTTCCATCCATCCTCATAGGCATCCTCATGGAGTTCGTGTTTAAGCAGTCCAATGCTGCTGACACGGAGTATCTCGGAAGCTACGTGACAAGAATCCGTCATTACGATGCCTGGAATGAGTACATACACCGCACGTGTACAAGGACCGTTGGAAGCGGAAAGCATCAACGTACGGAAACGTATGATTGTTCGTACGTAGACTATCACCCTGAACGTTGGACTTATTTTGATGCTAGGAACAAGGAAGAATACTTCATGACCGACAACGAGTTTAATGTAGTCAGAAAGATTCTCGGAACCCAAAGCGTGTTCATTGATATGCACAGGGATTACTACACTAAGGATGGCGATGCTCAGGAATGGGCGTGGGATGGCTCCATTGAAAACTCGTACACATTATCTTCCGAGCACGATTATAAGAATAAAGTGAAAGCTTCACGTTCTATTTTCAAGTTTGAGGATATTGATTATCAGCAGGCACGTAAGCTTGGACTGTTCGATTATCCGGATATCGTTCTTTACGACCAGAACCCTGTGCTTGGACTGAAGATTCCGAAGAACCAGGAGAAGGCGATGAGATGGCTGAACGGATACTATGGTGAGCGGAAGCAGTTTAGGGTGTTCGTCCTGTTCTTTACGAACAAGCCGGAAGAAATCGTTGAAAAGCAGCGCTCATACTGGCAGGGCGGCAATAAGAATGAACTTGTCGTGTGCGTTGGTATTGACAAAAACAAGAATGTCAAGTGGTGCAACGCATTTTCATGGTGTGATAGCCCGGTCGTAGGCGTTAAGAGTAGAGACTGGTTTATGAGCAATCCTGTAAATCTCGAAAAGTACGCCGAGTATATCGGTCCGATTGTAGAAAAGGAATGGCACAGAAAGAACTTCGAGGATTTTGATTATCTTACCATCGAGCTTACCGACGGGCAGTACTGGGCCATCATTATTCTCCTGTTGATATTCAATATTGTAATGAGCTCCTGGATTGTTTCTAACGATTATAAAAACGATTAGTAGCGTATGAAAGAAAGATTAAAAATGATTTTCGACCGCATCGACATCTTAGTCGTATGCATCATCCTCGGGACTTGCGTCTGTATTGCGGAGGCGTTCCTTGGTTTTTGGAATATATTTGCAGATTGCTTCATCATGACTTTCCTCGTTTCTGAAGTCTGCTACACCCTTCGCTGTAACGAGAAACTGAAGAAGGAGCTGATTGAAGCTAACTGGAAGCTGAAGAATACTGAGAGTGAACTGGAATCAGCCCATCTAGAGATTGCCAAAAAGAGCAAGCTCGTAAACCTCTATACACTACAGATGAAGCTATGGCGGGAAAGATGGAAATGCGAACGAGCCAAGGTCAATTACTGCAAGCGCAAGATAACATCGAGACAACTTGTTGACGCGATGAATCATGAAGAGAAGGAGGAATCTGAGATTTCAGATAAAATCGTTGAGCTTGACAAGGAGCTTAACGAATTCTACAAATAGATACTTGTCCTAAAGCAACTTTCCCCACGTCATACGTAAAATGGCGTGGGGATTTTCTTTGTTAACCTTTAAGATAGTCGATGACTTTTCGGTTCGCCTCGTCTATGGTCTTTTTGTCGTACTTGACATATACGGCGGTTACAGTATTATCCCATACAGAGTGGCCAAGTGCTCGACCGATTGTTTCGAGCGGAATGCCAATCTCTGACGCAAACGTCGCCCAGCTATGCCTGTTGTAGTACGTTGACATCTTGCTGTCGATAGGGTGAGGCGATGACTTTCTCATATCATTGGGATCCTTCGGGCCAATCCTTCTCAGCGTACGGTTCATGTTGTTCGTGAAGTGGTCCACGTCGAAAGTTCCTGCATCTTCGAAGAACCTGAGCAGGTACTGCGGCTTTCTGCTGCGGTATCTGCTTATTATTTCCATAGCCTCTGGCTCCACCTTAATGTCGTACAATCTACCAGTCTTGTTCCGGTAGTAGCTTATCCTACCATTGCGGAAATCCTCCTTCTTTAGCGTCAGAAGGTCAGAAACGTTGATACCTATGAGATAGAACCCCAACATGAAGAAATCGCGGTACAGAGCCTGTTTGCCGTGTAATTTGGCATCCCTAAGCTCTCTCATCTGCTCCAGTGACAGACATCGCTTCCTGGTTTCCTCCTTTTTGAGCTTGATGGAGTGGAACGGAAAGTTCTGTGTCTTGCCATCATCGATGGCCTTCTTGAAGATTGCCTTGATGTGGGTGATGTCATTCGAGATGCCGTTGATCTTCCTTCCCTTATCCATCTCATGCCTGATGAATCCCTCAATCCAGTCCTTGGTTATGGTGTTGAAACTGCACCTGCCGTCGTATGCCTCTATGCATCGGTAGGTCCTCTCGTAGCTTCTCCTGGTATTCGGTCTCTCTCTTGTCTCAGCGAATGCCTTCATGAAACTGAGGAACGGAGACTTATCTTCTTTCTTTGCTCCCGTACAAATCTCCTTCAGATGTTCCTTCATTAAATCCGGCGACTCGTCGTGATGGTCAAGGATATAACTCTCACACTTGGCATACAGCTCCGCAAGTCTTCTCGTCTTCGCTTTTGCTGACTTGTCAGACTTCGGGAACATCATGCCACTGAACTTCTCAGTTGTCTGCAACCCGGTGTAGACGTAGAACCTCTTCGTCATGTGGGTTACTGAGAAAAACACCTTGTTTGTCTTTGACTCTACATATACCTTCATAGCGATGATTTCTTTTGTAATCCTTCAATCTACAGGTAAACCACACTTGCATATTACTTGCAAAAAGTAACCTCAAACTACCTTAAATTACCTTTTTGTAGCATTTTTCTGTAAAATAAAAGGATTGTTATTTTACTACTATTGCTGATATACAGAGACTTACAGACTTAGAATGCCCAATTCGTTACTGTAATCATTCCTTATTTCTAAATATCTTTTATCTGATTTTATCTTAATTTGGGTGCAAAGTTACGAAAAATTATTTGTATATCAATGTTTTATTGGCAAAAGTTACTAATTTT